TGCAATCCCCATTCCCGCCTCGCAGATGGCCCCGCGCAGCACATCGTCGCCAGCGGCATAGACCAGCACAATGTCCGCCGCACGGATGTCCGCCTCGTCGTCTTGCCAGAAATTGCGCGCGAGCTCGGGCGTCTCGCAGACATTTGCTGCGCTGTATGCTGGCCAGCGGGCGGTCCAATGGACCTCGGGGCAGGTTCGGTGGATGTCGAGCCACATAGGAGCGTGGCGGATGCAAGATGCAGTGTAAATTGCTAGGCCCATGACTTGATTATCTCCCTGAGTGTTGTGTCGTGCTTTACTCGCCCGCTTCGCTCACCAACTTCTCTCCCTGCGCCAGCTCCGCGCGATGCATATCCTCGATGCGAATGCCAGAGGGCACACCATCTATCTGCACGAGGTCATCACACCGCGCGAGTTCATTCACGCCATCCATCGTCCACTCGGTGAAGGGGGACTTGCAATTGCAGGCATACAACGCGCCGACTAGCTTGCCGTCCTGCTGCATCACTTTCACACGTTCACCAGCGCGGGTGATTGCCCACAGGCCGTTCTGGGCTATTAGCTGGCGCTTGCGCTGGATGTCGCGAAGTTCGCTTGCTCGCTTGTCACTCATCAGCTTTCACTCCTACATCTGCGGTCTTACGGCGGTTCATGAGCTTCCAGGAGGCTTCGTTTGAATAGATGCTGGCGAGGAAGCCAAGGCCCTTTTGAAGCTCGGGGTAGAGGGAATGATGGAGAAGCATGGTGTCCTCGGTGCATTGCGCTGGCAGAATCCCCATGCGTGTGATGTATTGTAGGTCGTAGATGAAGTTCTGCCCAAGCTTGGCACAAGGCAGAGCCAGCAGGCGGCGCACGTAGCTCCACGCCAGTAGTTCATCCTCCAGCGTTGGCCAGTAACAGCCAGTGCGCTGGCGCAGGTCGACGAAGGGGATGCACAGGGACTCGCTGATACTCCAGGCGAAGCTGATGCACTTGATCTGCCCCGCGCCAGTCTCGATATCGGCGGACAGTAAGTCAGGTGGCGCTGCCTCCAGCTTGCGGACAATCGTCTCAATTTCACCTAGGGTTGGATTCACCAGCACGCTGCGTTGTGGCCGCACCACCTGCGGAAACTGCCCCTCCAGATGCGCCTTCATCAGATCGGCGACGAGGATGGGGCGCCAACTCCACATGCGGAAGATCGCGGCGGGGTGATATGTAGGCAGGCACTTAAACGCCCGATACGCCCCAGCGCCATGCGCGATGGTGCCACGAATGCTGGAAATGTTCGTCGCTTGCAGCACCGCCCAACACGCCATGTTGCCGAGACAGACGATGAGGTTGGGACGAGTTTCTTCAATCTCCACGCGAAGGCGGTCCAGCTCAGGCGCATAGCGGGAGTCAAGGTATAGCATGCTGGGCGAGCGGCGGAAGGGCGGAAGGTGGGTCATCGCACCCGGCTCGCCCTTGGGCAGACCGACGAAGTCCAGCTTATTCTGCGGCGGTTGGAACGCCAGCACATTGGTCTTGCCAACTCCCGCCGCCTCCAGCCACTCGTGCCGCCTGCGCACCCAGGCGAGGTCATAGCGGAAGCTAGCGCGGATTTCGGCGTGGAGTTCCGGCTCGACATCCGGCATGGCTTCGCCGAGGACTTCGAACAGCAGTTTCCCCGCATTCCCCACCAGTGGCATTCGCATCAACGCCTCGTTCTCACCCCATGCTTCTGCGATGAAAAGGATGCGAGGAGAGCGACTACCGGCGTATGCAGCGAAGGGAGGGAGGCAGGAATATTCGCTCACTTCGAGAAAACCTCTTCCCACTTTTCAGCCGCTGCTTTGTCAATCAGCGATTGTACATAGCGTTCGACTGTAATGCCATGGTCCTGCGCACGCAAACGCAACAAGCTCATTTGCCAATAGTAGATATTGACCTTAAGCTCGACTTTCGGAGGTTCCTCGATCATTGCGGCTTTGCCGCAGGCCGGTCCTCGATGAAGCAGCTGCCATTGGGCCGCTCGGGCCAGCTGACGCACTGGTCCTTGTGCGTGTAGATGACACAGGCATTGGGCTGGCTTTCCAGCACCCGTCCCACGCAACTCGCGTGGAGGATGTGCGCCTGGCGCTGGGAGATGCCAGCGAGCGCCAGGGCTGCACCGAGGGCCACACCGAATGTTACCAGGGCGACGTCGGAGATAACACGAATGCGCATGGCTCAGATACTCCGACTGGCGATGCGAAGGGCGCGGGCGTTCTTCAGCGCCAGGCGGCTCACTCCCACCGTCTGCTCATCCACATCCATGCCGAGCACACGGCTTGCCCCCAGGGCCTCCGCTGCTCGCAGCGCCGCCGCGCTGCCACACGTTGGGTCGAGCAGGTGCGTGCCGCTGTCTACCAGCATCGACATGAAGTGCTTGAGCATCGGCTCGGGCTTGGTGGAAATATGCAGCGCCTTGTCCGTGGGACACCCGTACCAATCGCTGGCGATTTTCACCAGATTGCGCGATCCGCGCGAGGCCAGCAGGCAGGTCTCATACACATGGCGTGGGTCTTGGCTGGGATTGGCGCTGATCCCCGCGTTGTCTGTCTTGGTCCAGATCAGAGGGAACTTCTGGAACGCCAGGCTTGGTGCGAGCTCGCGAAACATGCGTCTCGTCGCATCGCCATGCTTCTCGCTGTACCAGAACATCAGATGTCCACTCACACCCATCAGGCGGTCGAGATTGGTGCAGAGGCACTCCAGCAGGGCAAAGTAGATGTCCTTACTGTCATCGTATGTCTGATGCGCGCGGCCTGACTGCGGGCCGGCGAAGAGATTGATTCCGTATGGGAAGTCGCAGTGGATCAGGTTGAACTTCCTGCCCTCGTACCTTGGTGCCCACTGGAGGAAGCTTTCGTGCAGAATGCTGTCCTCGGGCGGCGGGTAGTGCAGGCCCCTGGGCGCCTGGGGCGCTGGTGCAAGCGCGTGGACCTTGCCGTCGAAGTCAACCACATGTGTTTGCGGGCTGTCTGTTCCTGCTGCAGTCGGCAACGTTACCACATTGCTCGGCGTTTGCGCGCCCCCTGCCATCACCTCATCGGTGATTTCCAGCAGCTTCTGCAGTTCATCCCCCGCGCTGCGTTGGTCCCGGCGCTTGAGCACGTTGTACGCTTCCTGCACAGTGGATGCGCCAGAAATGCGCTCATCGTCCAGCTCGCTATTCACCCGGAAGTACATACTCACAGTCGTCTGCGACATGCCGATGCTGTCGGCGGTCTCGCCCTGGGTCCACCCGGCATCGCTGCGCAGGTGCAGCTCATGTATGTGCGCCACGGCGCGCACCATGTCCTGCCAGCAGAGATCACTCCGCTTGGCGTTCTCTTCGAGTTCGAGGATTTGCAGTTCAACTGGCGTCAGCGACTCGACGAATCGCACAGGGATGTCGAGCAGGCCGAGCTCGCAGCTGGCGGTGTAGCGCCGCTCACCAAAGACCAGCGTGTAATCACGCTCCAGAACAATCGGCGACAGCACGCCGTGTTTGGCGATGGACTCCCGCAAGCCATCGGTGTTCACCACCCGTCGCTGGCGCCTGTCCCGCCGCACCTTTACCTGCGCCAGGGCGACTCGCGCGAAAGAGTCAGAAATCCTGTCCTTGGTCTGCACATCGCTCATTCTTATATGGTCCCTTGGCAGAAGATTGCATAGCAAATGCGTGGCGCTTGCGTTGCGCCAAATATGCGGGGGAGGGTGGTGAGGCCCTCCCCCAAGTTTTGGGCTCAGCTATCGGGGAAGGTAATGCTGAGCAGTTGGGCAGTCATTGGCGCCGCGTGGCGCGAATCAGGCATTCGCCGTGCCGGTGACCTTCCCGACCTGATCGTAGATCTCATTATCCTTCCCCATGCGCTGCTTCATTTCCACCAGCACAGGGGCGCCGACGACCTCGGGCAGGATTTCCTCATACGCGCGGCCAAGCGACACGCCGCAGCTGGCGATAAATTCATCCAGCTGATAGATGCGCTCGTCGGTCAGCTCGAACTCTTTCCGTACCTGCCGCTTGGAGACATCGATGCCCTCGAAGTCCGCGGGGTCCGCGTCCTCGGGAGTGCCAGTGAAGCCGAGGAAGAAACGGACGAACGGGGTCTTAACATCGCCCTTGTCGTAGGGAAGGCCTTCGCCGCTCTCCCACTTCCGCACGATGCCGGGGTAGGAGCCGACGGGCAGGGCAGACGGACGCTTTCCTTCACCAGACGGGCGCTTCAAAAGATCACTGAAAACAGGAGCCATGAGATTTTTCCAATCAAAGATAAGGGCACGAGACAGTGCCAGGGTTGTAAGCGCGATAAGCCGCGCGCTCGACGGCATTCTTGACGGCAAGGCCGTCAATTGAATTGAATTTGCTTACTTGCCCTTCCACAAGTCGCGAATAACTAGCGCAGAAAGGGAAAGCGCCATTATTCCAACACTGAAGCCAAGAAATAACATCATTATTTCGAGGTATGTAATTGGCATCATTCCTGCGCCTTCCACGGTTTGAACGCCTTGACTTCGCTCAGCTTCGGCCAGATGCCCTGGAACTGCTGGGCGCGGTCGTCTAGCGTTAGAATGGCTGGCGGCTTGCGCGAGACAAAGCGCACGTCCTCCAGGCCAGGACCAAAGGGGTCCTCGTACCAGTAGCCGCTATCGCGGGAGTGGAGATAGAGCCAGCGCCGCATGGCCCAGTTCCCGCCAATGTATCTCCCTCGTGAGCTGCAGATTACCACATCCCAGCCATGGTTCAGCATCTCGTGCATGAACTCCAGTGCGCCATCGACAGGCGGGTCGGGGATATGGCGTGGACCTTTCCAGCCGCTAGTGTAACTGTGCACCACGCCGTCGAAGTCCAGGCAGATAATTGGTTTGTATGGCTTGGACATTATTTAGCTCCCGGCGAGTTGCCGCGAACGGCCTTGAAGTAATCGGCGAGGCCGGTGGATAGGTCATACTCCGGCGCGACTTGGAATGGAGAGGAGTTCTTCAGTTCCACCAGTCCCTGGGACTTAGTCAGTATCTTTGGCTTCGCCCCCGTGCCAAAGCCCTGGGTCTTCACCATCAGAATGGTGTTGAAATAGGTCCCCATCTTCGGCGAGAGGGCACTCCCCAGCGTGGCGGGATACCCCTTCTGCGGTCCCACCGGCTTGCCGTCCGGCCCCTTCTCTCCAATATACACAATGTGCGCGTTCAGCACCACATTGCACTTCACGCCCTCGTCATAGATCATCTGGAAGAAACCTTCCAGCAGCTGCTGCCCGTCGTACCAGTCCGACTGATGCGGGCGCTGGCCAAGGCGCGCGTTCATTGATAGGATGAAGTTCATCGCGCTGGTTGCGAGCATGGAGAGGCTGTCGATGACCAGCACGTCGTCCTCTGTCCAGGTGGAGATCGGCCCGAATGGCCAGTCGTCCTTGTCCCGCTCGTCGGGCTTGCCATCCAGCAGCTTCATCGTGCGCTGCCAAACGCTGGCGCTGCGAGGGACCAGCTTGCCGTTCTGATTCTTCATCGGATCGGTCACGGTGATGAAGTGGACCTTGCTGAGCCAATCCACGCCAGGGCGCGCGTAGGGTCCCTTCTCATCCTTGAGCAGGTTCGCCAGGATGTCCAGGCCGTTGTCGAGGTCGAGAATGCGAACGTTGTACCCGGCGGTGACGAGGGATGCGATGCCGCCAGTCTTACCGCTACCGTTGTCGCCAATGAGGACTAATTTTGTCGTCGTTTTACTTTGATGCTGGCCGAGAGATGGCATGGTGGGATATTTCCTTCTCAGACATTCAGCAGTGTATTGGCAGCATGGCTTGTAAATAAGCCCTGAATCCAGCCGTCTCCTTTATCCACTCCGCAGTTCGGACAGGTTTCATTCTCGCCTTCTTCCGTGTCAGTCATGCCTATTAGAACACCGCATTCGTAACAGTAGTTCAGACTTGCCATATCTACTTCGGGCATCAAATATCTCCTCTGCGTGTTAATGGGTCCCATTGCCTTGGCTTGAATCCTGCCTTGAGCCAGACATCGCGCGCGCCGGGGGGCTTGGAGCAAATCTCACGAAACACGCAGCCGCCGAAGTTGCTACACGCCGTCTCGTTCATGGGCCACTGGCCAGTCTCCGCCGCTCGCTCTACACGATGTATCGTCTCCAGCGCACCATCGAGAAACTCATCAAGCTGTGCCTCGGTGCGGGGTACAGGATGCCGGGCAAAGCGGGCGAAGCCAACGCCAACCTGCATAGCATTGACGATGAGACCTTCTGTCTCGAAGCCAAATGCCACGCGACCAGCGAGAGTGTATCCGGAAAACTGGATGTCTGGAGAAAACTGTCCAAAATATCGCGGGTCCAGGGGACGTTCAGTTGACTTGTGGTCAACAACATAGTTGTGCCCTCCCATCCGCGCCACTCGATCCATGTGGCCGCAGTAAAGCAGCGGCTCATCTGTCGTATGCGAGTTCGCGCCGAGGGAAAAGCTGAATGATAGCTCCACCGCTGGCTTGCCATTGGCAAGGCGAAGGGTTTCCAGGGGATCGTTCTCGCCGAGCGCGTCGAGGTACCAGACGAGCGTCTGAATTAATGTCTGGCGATTCTTCACCCGATGGTCGCTGGCCCAGCCGCGTCCCAGCTCGCGGTCCCAGGTGGCCTCCAGTGCGTCTCGCACAACAGCGATGACAGCTTGCTCGTGGGCGAAACCGTCTGCGCGAAGGTGATCATACACCTCACAGCCGCGATGGATCAGCAGGCCGAATGTGAGATGCGGGCTGCGCGTGCGTGGTTCCAGGCCCAGCACGTGGGAGTAATAGTACAGCCTCAGGCAGGTCTTGGCACTGCGCAGGCTGGTGCTGTCCCAGGCCAGCTGGAGCCCGGGCAGCGCCTTGCTGAAACTGCTATTCCCGCTCGTGTCAAATGCAGGCAGTGTCACGGCTAATCTCCAGCGCTGCGCGGATGGCGACTTTAATCCTGCTATTCGCATGCAACCGGCGCAGGATGCTTCGCACATGGACTTTCACAGTGGCCTCGGCGATATCTAGCTTCCGCCCAATTTCCTTATTGGACAATCCCTCCGCAAGGAGCCGCGTGACCTTGCGCTCCATCTCCGTCATCCCCGCAAACACGGTCATTTTGGCTCACCCCTGTCAAACAGCACCGCCGCGTGGGTGCGATTTCGCGCTTGCAGCTTGCCGATGGCATGCTTGATGTGAAAGTTCACTGTCTCGCAGCTAATGCCTAGCTTGCGCCCAATTTCCTCGCTGGAAAATCCCCCGCACACCAGCAGCATGACAGCGCGCTCCCGCTTTGTCAGCGGCCCGGTGTAATATCGGCGCTCATAGGCCAAGTTCTTCCGCCGTGGCAGATGTGCTGGAGACGAGCGATGCGGCTTTCCCGGCGACGGTCTTGCTGCGGCCTTTGGCCGCTCCACTCGCCTCGCTCGCAGCCCAAAGCGCGCGTTTGGCGCGAAGCTCCTGCACCAGCTTGCCGAGTTCAATGTCGGACAGGTGGAGGGGGTCTTTGGAGAAATAGTAGGACAGAGACTGCTCGCTGGCCTCGGCCAGGGCATCGCTCTCGGGGAGAGCGCCGGTGTGGGTTTGCTCGGGCATGGCGATCAGCCTCCCATCTGTGGAGCAGCAGCTGCTCGCATCGCCTGCACCTTGCCCTCTTCCGCCTCGCGGAGGCGCTCACAGGCGCGGTGCACCAACGTGCGGATCATCTCACTCACGCCGATGGGATTGCTCGACTGCGGGCCGTAGAGCTTGTTGAGGTATTCCCAATCCTCATCCAGCAACACCACATGGCGGGCGCGCTGGGGCTTGGCACTGCGTTTGGACATCAGGGCGTTTCCTTATTACGATACTCGGCGGCGAGCATTTTCTGAAAATTGACAAGCGTTTTATTCACGGCTTCCAGCTGCTCAAACTTCGGAATAGCTTCCGTGTGCTCCGCGTACAGCCGAATAAACGGAGCAGCTGCGTCTGTAAAGCTTCGCGCTTCAACAAACCTGCCATAGCGAGCGTGGAAGCCCATTCTCGTCCAGGCCGCAACCTTCAGCACAGTTCCATCTTCTGATACAATCAGCGGTTCACCTTGGATTGGCGAAAAGCTTGTCACAAATGGAGATTTTTCATGCTCAAGTTGCAATATCCTGCGCTTCATCTGCGCAAGCTCGAACTCCAGTTCCGCCTCACGGAGGGTTTGAAGAAGACGCTCCATCACAGTTCCTCCAGCGCGCTCTGTGCCTGCTTCCCGCGCACAATCGCCAGCCCACCATCCGGCCACATGCGGATTTGCAGGCAGTCGAGGGCCGGGTCACCCGCCGCGCGGCGTGCGGCATACAGCGCCTGCCGTGCCTTGTGCTCGTCGCTGCAGGTGAGCAGCAGGCCAATTGGCTCGCCGAGGGCTTGGTACAGGATACTGGCGAGGTGGGCTTGCTGTTGCGCTTGCGCCGCCATCACAGTTCCTCCAGCGCCTGCCGCGCAATCAGCGCCCGCGCCTCGATATTCGCCCGCGCCTCGGCCTGAATCCCTGCGTCCCGCTGCATCTCGGCGATCTCCCCCTGCGTCGGCTCGCGGTCCTGTCCCGCCGCACGGAGAATGGCGCTGACACGATCCCGGGCGATGGCGTAGGTCTCCGCGCTCAGCTGCCCCCGCTGATCGCCCTTCCCCTCGCGGAATTTGAAGAAATACCTGCTCGCATAGTCATCGACCAGGGCCTGCAACTCGGCGACCTCTTCCACGCTGAGCACATGGCCCTCGGGCAGCGCATCCAGCTTGGCGTTGATAACTTTGCTGATATTATTCCTGATATTCTCCGCTCGCAGGCCGTTGAGCGCTTGCGCCTCGCCAAGCGTCAGCACATGGCCTTCTTCATACGGCGCGTCGAGGGCGAAGTCATAATGTCGGATGGTGATCTGCATGGTGGGCTAGTCCTGCGAAATGTCATCATGGGAGATAAACAGCCTGCCCTCGCCGTTGCAGTTGAAGCAAGGAGCTTCCATCGGATCGGCTGGATTCGCGCGGCCAAGCACACCCGTGCCGAGGCAATGGGGGCAGAGATCGCCAGGGCGCTTTCCGTTGCCTTTGGCAACGCGGCGAAGGTCGGTGCTGCGATGTGGGCGCATCGTGTTAGGTCCGTTGGGCGTCGTTGATGTGATCATAGCTACGGGAGCAGGGGGTTGGCAAGGGAAAAGATGGCCGTGGGGTGGGTGGTAGCATATTGATGGTCAATCATGGTAGGAGGGATTACGCTACGCGCAATGACACGCAATCTCACAGCCCGAGTTCCTCCAACGTCGCGCTGGTGCTAGCCACGCTCTGCGGGGCGCTAGCGCGCCCGGCACTCGCCCGCGTGCGCGTTGCATCCGGCGGCTCCTCGTTGAAATGCTCCCGCAGCGTCCGTTCGGGGTCATTGCGCCAGTTGACCAGCAGGCGGGCAAGTTCCCCGCCTTCCACCACGCGAAGCGTCCCCCAGTGCCCAGCCTCCACCGCGTAGTCCCACACCATCACGCTGACCATCCAGCCGCCATCTGGCAGAGGGTCGAGCATGGGGTAGGGCAGCACGACTAGGGGAGCGGCGAGCCAGCAGGGACGGCCAGTGGCACTGCGCGGACGTTGTGGGTCGTGGAAGTTCATCAGATTTCATCTCCTGGCCAAGTATCATTTAGTCCATATTGCGCTTCGATACCGTCCCGCGCGATATGCTGGCTTGGCTCTGGCGCGGCTGCTGGAACTGGTGCAGATACCACCTCGGGAAAATCCCCCACCATCGCCTCGCGAATGACAATCCCGGCATTTGCCTGCTGCCAGCCCTTCACAAACCGCTGGCGCAGGTGCGTTTCCAGCGCCTCGCGTTCGCCGGTGTACTCCAGCACGCGGATGATACGGATAATGTCGGGCATCAGAACCCCACCTCATCCGCCTGCACACTTGCTGGCAGCGGCAGCATATCGCCCAGCCCCTTGGCAATCAGCAGCTGCTCGAACGCCCACCTGTCGCGCTCTTTGTAGGTCAGCGAGGCGTCGCGCTGGAGGGTAATTTGCACAAGCTTCTCCACTAGCCAGCTCGGCTCGTGCTGCATCATGTAGTGAGAGATATACAGCACCCCATCGATGATCTCATGCTCTTCCCAATCCCCCTCCTCCCAGTCCTGGCTGACCTTGACATCCCCAGCAAAGGGCAGCCCGAGCGTCTCACACGCGGCGAGGCATTGCGCGATGTATGCCTGCTCCGCAGGCGTAGTCGGCGATGCCACTGGCATGAACTCTTCCCGCACGCTGGTGTACAGCCTGCCGATCTTCACCCAGCTCTTATCATCCCGGAGCTTGCCCGCCTTGCGCAGGCATGCGACCACGGCAAGAAACTCGCGTGAGGCCGTCCCGTCGTTGCTCCAGTCCCAGTCGAGCTCACTTCGTTCGTAGCAGGTGGTGTAGATGTCATTCCGCAGCATGTGCTCAATCGGTTCGACGTTCGTCGAACTCCACTTCATCAGCTCCCGCCCGAGCAGCAGCTTGGCTGTATACATGCTGCTGCATGTGCGATCCTCGGTGAGATCAATCCCGCCCAGGAAATTATACGTGTAGGCGCATTCCACCGGCCACTCGCCGCATTTCATCCCGCGGTAGAACAGGGCGCTCGTCCGCCCTGGCCAGACTTCCAGCAGCGGCGATGCCCACAGCGGCTCGGAGCACGGCGGTGGCGTAAGCCAATGCTCGGCGAGGTTCTCGTGTGCCTGGGCTATCTCTTCGCAGTCCACCTCGATGATGGTATGTACATCGCCAGTGAATGTCATATCATACGGCGCGAAATCTTGCACCCAGCCACCCTCATCCAGCGCATTCGCGCGCAACTCGCGGTAGAGCATCCAGGGTTCCCAGTGCTGGCCAAGGGCTGTCGTGAAGCCCAGCTCCACTGTCCGGTCGGGAATGGTGATGTCCTGGTACACAATTTCCATACACACCAGGCCGAATGGCTTCCCTCGAATCTCCACTTCCTTCGCATGGAACGCGTAGTGCGTGGTGCCGCAGGTGATCATCACGCTGCGGCCGAGCCGCAGCACGCCCGCGATGGCGTACTTCGCGCCCGTGCCGAACTTACCAATGGGGTGGTCGCCTGGCTTGGCACTCACCCCCTGCGTGACGAGCGCCCGGATGTCCAGCACACCAGGGTTGATGAAATATAGCTTGGTCATAGTGACTGTTTCTCCCAAATCACACGAGTTTCACGAAGAGCCAAATGAACACATACCCAAGCACGGGTTGAATTAGGCGATCTGCGATGCTTGGCAATGCCTCGATTTGTGTCATTTGAATATTTCCTTTTATGACAGAATTTTAATCCGAACAGTAATGCTTGCACCATCTGGTAAATATGCGCGGAATTTTAGCAGGTCTTGCATGTCCCGTACGTAGAGCGTACCAGCCGGTAGCCTGAGAATTTCCCTTCCAAACGCATAAACAATTTCTTCCCAGGTCGTGCGCTGAATCTTGGCGGGAAAATGCATCAAAGGATATCCAGCAGCCGCCAGTCGGACCTTGCCCGGCGCTCGATCACCCACCTACTCCCGCGTGCAGACACCACATGCCAGCAGGGCACCAGCGCGCTGCCATTGGCACATTGCTTGTCCCGCGCTTGCGCCAGCCTCTCGGCGTCATCGCGACAGCTGTACTCCGTGGCAAACCGTTCCATCTCACATTGGTGCTCCAGCAGCGCGCGGCTGATTATCTGATCCATTGCAAGTACTCCCTTTGTTCTTATCTCGTGTGGTGGCGCAGTGCGCCTACTTACGCCTCACGCCATAGCGTTCTGCGAACATTGCCTCCAGCTCGCTCGCCAGCACCTCATCCTTCATCTTCCCATTCCCATCCATCATCATCACCGTCCCATTCTCCGGATCATGCTGCAGCGCCTCCAGCACACTCGGAAACGCCTGTTTGAACTTCTCCCTCAGCTTCGGATGCGCGTCCTCCAGCATTCCCATCACGCAGTTGATGGTGTTGCCGCAGATGCCAAGGGCAGTTGACATGATGATGCTGATTGCATCCCGGTCATCGTCGCCCTGGCCTGCCAACATCGCACACTGCAGCGCGATGCTAATTCGTGGCCCTGCCTCGTCCATGTAGACTTTCATCAGGTCCGTGCCGATGCGCAAAATGCGCGCCTTGCGCGCAACGTCATTCGCGCGCTCGATGCCCTCGTCCAGTGTTTCCATGATTTGCTGTTCTCCCTTTGCGGCTACGCCGCACTACGCGGCATAGTCCTCCAAATTCGCCTGCACGAATGTGTGCCGAGTTCTCGTCTCACAGACATAGTTGAGATTTCTCTCCTGCTCCAACTCCCGCCGGTCGCCAGCACGCGCCAGCGCGAGGCTGCGCCGACTTGGCATGCGCCATGGATCGAGGTGGATCACATAGTCCGCTTCCTTTCCTTTGAAACGGTGAATGGAACTCAGCATCACCTGCCCCTCGGACCTGGAGAAGAGGTGCGTCAGCACGCGTTCCAGATGCGCTGCGCTGGTCACACTGCCATCCAGCAGGGCAAGCAGGCACTCCGCCCTGTCACTCACCCGGGCGATCTTCCCCTCGTCATCCTGACTCGTCAGCTTGGCGATTTCGCTATCGCGCCAGTCGCAGACGCGCCCGATCACGATGTCTGCTGGGACGTCCTCGGGGCAGAGCTTTTTCAGCAGCGCAACCAGCCCCTTCCCAATGTCCCTGCCTAGCATAACAACTGCCACCCGCTGGCGCAGGAGCTTCATGGCCAGCCCGAAGAGTGGCGCGTTGTGGCGGCAAAGGACCGCTATGCTGCAATTGTCCCAGGGAGCGTTGGCGAGCACGGTGTCCCAAGTCCACGCAACTTCCTCGCCTGGAATCCATTTATCCTCACCATCTGCTGGCAGCGTTGCTTTCCAGCGAAACACGCCTTGCGCATTTGTATGCCAAGCACGAAACCCCGGCGCATGCACCTGCTGCCGCTCCACCATCACCTTGGGGCAGCGGAAGGTCGTTGCCAGGGGCAGGTCCAGCCAGCTGTCGCGCAGCGACCGCGCGCGGGTCATGCTGTCGTCAGCGGCCCCCCTGAAACGGTATATCGACTGCTTCTGATCCCCCACCAGCCAAACCCTGGCATCCGCACGAATCGCGTGCGCAATCATGGCGTGGTTCAGCGGCGACCAGTCCTGCACCTCATCACCGAACAGTGCGGGGAACTTGGGGAAGCCTGCTGGGTTGATCAGCGTGGGGCAGTAGATTTGATCGTCGTAGGAGATCACTCCCTTCAGCGCCTGCTCAATGCTCTCCCCCAGTGCCTCGTGGGCCAGTTCGTAGATGAACTCGAAGTCATCCTCGAAGAGCCCCATGTCGTCGGCGACTGCGCGCCAGCTGCGCTTGTCATCGGGCAGCAGGCCCTGGCCATAGCGCGATGGCAGCACTCCCGCCATCATCGCCTGCGAGACCAGCTGCCGCGCTGCGTCCCACTGCTCGCTGGTCAGTTCCATCTTCCAGGCGCGCCCTAGGTCGGTGATAATGCGCCCGAGCTTCCGATCCTCCAGCTTCAGCGGCGCCTTGCACACTCGCGCCCAGGCCATGTGGCCCAGGCTATTCAGTGTCTTGATGGTGAAATTGCTGTCAAACCTGGGCTTCATCTCATCCGCAATGTTGCGGTTGAAGGCCAAGCCCAGCGTGGGAACCTTGACATACTTGCCGATCATCTCCAAGGTCGAGCTCTTGGCGCATCCAGCATAAGCGCGGATCATGGTGGATGGTGCAGATCGCCCCATCCTCGCCGTGTCAATGCAGACCTGCTGCTCGTCCGTCGGCTTGAGATCACTTGTGCTGCTCATGGAATGTCCAACTTCAGTTCGATTATTTCCATCTCTTCCCGCTTCCGCGTCGCCACCGGCTCGACGCTGACTTCCTCCCAGTATTCCGGCTCGGAATATGGCGAGCCGCTGTCGTATCCTCGGCTCGCGTTGTGCTTGCCAAGCAGCCACTGCCCGAGGTACGCCTTCGCGGCGCGCTGGGAGATGAAAAGTCTCGGCCGCACCAGATTCGTTGGTTCCACATGCGAGCCCCCTCGGCCCTGCCTGCCGTAAACCTCTGGCAGATACCAGCCAGTTGGCTTGTGCCGCACGGCCCAGAAGGAAATCGTGCCGGAGGCTGGACGTGGTTTTTGCCTCGCGCGCTTTGGTACGACCATCTCGGCAACGAGAAAAAGGTCATGTACGTCAGCCATGAGTTTGCCCTCCAGGCGCGCCCGCCAGCACCTCCAGCTTATACCAGCGGTAGTACACGCGTGGGCGCTCTGCGCTTCGCGCAGACTCGCGATCCCTCGCATTCGCCTGCATGCAGAAGTCATCTGCGAGCGCCTCACTCGCGAACGCCGCCTCTGGCCAGTCATTTGCCATCACCAGCCAGACATGCTGCTGCTTGCGCGCGGTCACGCTGGCACCTGCAGCGCAATCGCCGGGCTGCCGTCGGGCAGGAAGGCCAGCGTAGCATTATACATCAACTTCAGCTCAAATAGCCCGGTGTCGTGCACATCCAGTGTGCCATGCAGCACATCATCACACCCTGTCTGCAGCTTGGCCAGGGGCTTGCCGCCACTCGCAGCGCAGTGCCCCAGCACAACCACGCCCTGGGCCAGTAGGTCCTCGACGCTGCTGCCCATACCGCCGATCTCATCGTTCACCCTGTCCCGGCTAGCCTCGGGAATATCGCGCGCGTGCAGGTGGACAAGCACGGCATTCTCATCATACGGATTGTCCGGCTCGGGGACGAGCGACAGCGGCACACCAGCGGGCAGGCCAGCGAGAATGCCCTTTGCAGGTGGGTGGAAGTGGGCGCCGACGAGGGGGATGAGCAGGTTACTCACTTTGAATCTCCTTTACAAGGATGACATGATAGCGACGGATATGTTCTTACATGCTCATAGATAGCTATCATTAGCTCTTTTGTGATTTCTAGGTTAGCCATCAGTGAAGTTTCCTTTTGTTGTGAGGTTGAATTCCATTATTGTTATAGTGTGATGTCTATAATCCAGATATATCTTACCATCTATATTACCTGCACCATCAGAAAAATGATAGATAATCTGATTGAGTACAGTGTACATTTCTCTCCAATCTAGAATATTATCAATGTAATGATGATGAGATTTACCATTCATCAACTCAGTTTTGAGGGTCAGGTTGATCTGTTGAAGATATAAACAGAACTTTTCTAAGTTCTTATGTTCACATAGATTCAATCTCATGATGATTACTTATCCTTTCTCTGTTGAAGAGATTGTACATTCCGTTGCTGTACATTCCCTAAGGGAGGCCTGGCAACCATCCATAGAAGCATACTTCTTCCCATGCATGAAGCAGATAATCACTTATCTTTTCTCAGTGTCAGGTTGTTACTTCACAGATGGAAGCCAATCACTGGCTTTAACTTTGTCTAGTACTGCCCTGTCGTGTTCGGACTGCACATCGTCACCCTCGACCCTCTGTCCTTCTGCATCGAGACGGGTGAGGAATCCAGTTCATGGGGTGCGGTCCTCCTGCTGGGCAACTTGCGGATCATCCTTGAACCAGCAGAAGCGCTCGCGCGGCCAATGGATGTAGCGATGCTTGGGGCCATCGTCCGTGTATTGCGATATCACCAGCACGGTATTACCTGCCGTCCAAAACACGGCCTTGACGCGCTCGTATATGATCTGGACGGTGCTGTCGTCGCGATAGAGCGTTAGGCGGCGATTGCTCATTTCCCTCCCCCCCTCCCCACTCACCGAAGCGCTAACGTTATGCTGGGTGAGGTCATCGGCTGCGGTGCGAAGCTTGGTGACGAGGCAGTCGGGCTTGTGCACAAACTCTTCTAGCCTCGGCCATTTTTTGCTCACGGAAACTTCCCGGCACTGATCGCACCACCAGTTTCCCGGGTCTCCGTCAATGCTGTCGCCATGGATGACGCGCTCGGCCTCCCGCAACAACTCGGCCAGCTTAAGTGAGCGTTCCCGTTCGGCGGTGCGCTCATTGATGAAATCGTAATCCTTGGCTTTCAGCGCCTTTACGTCAATGTTCCCCGGCGATTGCCATTTCGGGCAGCTATGGTCGATTCTGGTGACCTTCATCCTGTACGGCGATTCAGCGCAGACACACGGCGCGTAGAACCCAAAGTCGCCACCCTTGCCCGCCCACTTGATCCACCATAGGCAGCCGCGGCATTCGTGCCTCTCCGCGGTCTCTGTCAGCCTGCTGGATTGTTCGGTGGTCATGACAGCGGCTCCAGATCGACAATCGGGCAGGTAAAGAACGGATTGCCCCCAGCAGGATCGAGCGTGACGGATCGGTGCGGGATGCCCGTCGCAGCCTCGTCGTCACGGCATAGGCCATAGTCGTATCCTGTCGCCGGGTAGCAGATCGTGCCCGCTGGATGCTCAAACCGAGCGTTCTTCAGTCGGTATGACGTGGCCTCGGGGAAGCTGTCGAAGTTCTTCTCTGGCCCCCAGCTTTCGACCCGATAAACCGAGTTGTTCGTCCGAAAGATATCGGGCTCGATCTCAGATTTGACCAAGCTGGTATGGATCGGGAAGCCGTCTGGAAACCGGCGCTTCCTGTCGCCGTGGATGTTCCCGCGAATGATGAAAGTACCATGCATCGGCTCTTTCCAAGCGTCCCGCAGGACGCCATCGATTTCGATATCGCTCACAACTTCCCTCGCTGGTGTTCCGTGCAGGTCTTATGAACAAAGACCTCAAAATCATTCAGGCAGGGCAACTGCTCAGCCAGTAGGGTATTGCCAGGGCTTGCCTCGCGTGCAGGTGTGATCACAGCCCCAGTTCCTCCGCCGTCCGTGTGGTCGCCGTTGCCAGCTTGCCGCGCGGTGGAATGGTAGCCTTCGGCGCGCTTCGCGCTGCGCCCGCCGCGTTCCTGCCATAATCCGGCGCGAGCGCCATGCGCTGCCACGCCTTGACCTGCGCCTGCGTCGGCGCACCGTCGAGGCCAATCGCGCGCTGGGCGTTGGCTTGGCCAGCGAGTATGCGGTGGATTGTCGCCATCGCAATGCTCGCATCGTCGTGCAACGCAATCGTGCGCCGCAGTGGCTCGCCCAGCACTTCCACCTGCAGCCCGCCATCTTCGCGTAGCGACAGGCACACCGTCGGGCGGAACTCCTCGCGACCCTCTGCACCTGCACTCGGCGCATAGGCTGCTGTCGCCATGGCGTCTCGCATCAGCTGCTCGGCGGCTGCGCTCGCTTGCGACTCGGGAAATCTTGCTGGCTTTGCCTGCCGCTGCGCGCGTGGCTCACGTCTGTATCCCATCTCACCTCACCTCCCACAGCTGCCGCGCAAGCTCACCCACTTGCTCCTGCACATACGCAAGATCGCGATACTGCTCACTCCCGCCAGGCACATACCGCCTTCCCAGCATCGCTGCCGTTACCGGCGTGTAATCGCCACAGTGCGCGCAGTCGAAGCCGAGCCACCAGACATCATCTGACTCGCCCTCGCTCGGCACGTGGCAGATGGAGTGACTTTGCTCGCCATGGGAGCAGGAGCTGGCGAACGTCAGCCCACCGTGCACATTGACATCCACATTGTCATATCCCTCGCCGTGCAGCTTGTGCCCAGGCGGCAGGCCGACATATCCACACAGCGCGCCAGATGGCCCACGGACGATCAGGCACGGCAGGCCAGTCACCTCATCCTGCCACTGTAGCTTATCCGGCTCGCCTTTCCACGGCCCGTCGAGCCAGTTGGACTTATCCACGCTGTGATACTCAATCCGCTCGGTCACTTGCTGTTCTCCTCATCACATGGCAGCCTATCCACCGCCGCTCGCGCGTTGCGCAGCGAGGCCAGCACGCGTGCGTTGCAGTACTTCTCATGCGTGCCCTTGGCCAGCTTGGCAAACTCTGCCTCCACACCGATCAGCTCGTCCAGCTTTGCCAGCACGGCTTCGCGGTAGGGTTGAACTGCAGCTGCCATCACGCGCCTGCCTCCCACCTGTCCTGCTCAGCCTGCTCACAAGCCGACTCCCAGCCATCACCGTCGAGCCAGTCGGCGCAGTAGTCATCCACCTGCTGCTGCGTCAAGTCCAGCCCATCACCATCAATGCAGCGTGCTGCGAGGAACTCCACCTCGGGCGGATCGGCTGGCTGTCCGCCGCTGGCATAGCTCGGTCCCTGCTCCGGCGCACCCGGCGTGTAGCGATAGTCAATCTCGAACGTCGGCGTGGCGCATTCCTGCTCGCTACAGCCCGCTGGCGTGAAGTCCACTTCCAGCTGCGTGGTAATCATGTGCTTGCTCACTTCACGTTCTCCCTGTCCTTCAGCGCTTGCAGCGCAAGCTGGCGCCTCGCACTGTGCCAACGCTGGCGACAGGCATCGCTGGCGAATTTCTTCACCCCGCGCAGGTGTGCGGGGGCGTGGATCACCCGCCCGCAGCCGCAGAGGCAGAGTGGCAGGGCTTCGCCGGAGTCCAGCTTGAACTTCCCGTCAGCCATTGCGCTTCCCCTTCCGCTTCGCGGAATGCGCCTTGCGCTTGCTGCGCGCTATGCGGCGCTTGCGGATGGCGGTTCTGGATGTGCACATGATTGGCAGGCTTTCTGCGGCGATGCCGCATTGATGGTCAATGATGGTAGGAGGTTTTCACCCCTATACGATTAGTGCAGTTGCAAGTCGCCGAGCCTAAACCTCACTTCGCGGCCTTCCACATCCGCAATGACGATGGTGTCTAGCGTCGGCATCCGGCCATCCATAGGAAAATCGGCAAAGCCGACAACACCATCCATCCACCATTGGTAAACGGTGTTGATCAGGCCGGATGTGGATTGTGTGGGCATGGGGGACTCCTGGCTGGTGCAATGGAGGGATTATGGCATGGGGTGGGATGCGTTGCAACGCTATTCGACGCCCCCGGCCATCTTTTTTGATCCACAATGGATCATACATCCCCGCCCCGTACAATCGGCGCATCCGCGCCAGGGGGCGGCGGAAATACCACACCCTTCCCCGCCTGCCACTCCCAATTGCAGCAGTCCCCGCCATCGGTGATGATAACCCGCTTGGTGATGCCCAGCTTCGCCGCTGGATTGCTGGTGTACACCTGCGCCGCATGCACCGCTTCCTCCGCGCTGACATAGCGGCGGACGTACTCGTAGCTGCCGTCGGGGAAGAAAATCGCCACGGAGAACTCCCCCGGTGCGTATGCCTGCTGGCTAGTCATATCTCGTCCTCCTCCTCGCCTTCGGCGAGATCGGGCAGCTCGCTCATCCCTGGCGCTGCTGGCTGTGGCTGCACCTCCTCCGCCCCAGGCGGGAATTCCACTTCGCGCGTGACTCGGCCAGCTGTGTACGTCTGCCCCGGGCGCGTGACAGGTGGTGGGGTAAAGCCAACCTGCGTGTTGAACTCCTGCAGCGCGGCCCATTCTTCATCCGTCAACTCGCCCTGGCTGGTCGCTTGCAGCACAGCCAGCGCCTGCTTAACCTCCTGCTGGTGCTTGGCAGTACCAGCCATTGCCAGCTTGGCCCTCGCGCGGCGCTTGCGCTCGGCATTCGCGGCGTTCGCCGCTGCGGTCAGTCTATACCTCTCCAGGTACCGCTCCACCACCAGCATGTGCTGGGCAGTTGCACCCTCGGCGCTCCAGCACAGGCGATCTAGCGTCTCGAGCAGCGCCTCCAGGTGGGCTTGCCCACCGCTCTCTGCTTGCATACTACGCAACACGCCCAGCTGGGCGAAGTCGCCCAGGTATAGATCGCGAAGCGCAACCGCCGCGTCGGCGATGGCTTTCATCTCAGCTTGTTTAATCGGCATGGGAGTTATCTCCTCTCTTCTTCCATCAAATTCGCAATTCGCTGAGCGAGACTCAGCGCGCGCGTTCCATCTACAGTCAAGCGCGGAACCATTACTCGACAGTTACCACGCGGATCATACACAGCGTAGTCTTTCGCTCGCTGGTAAATGCGCCAGCGTGATGGGCGAGACTTACCAGTATCATCAGTAACGTCAATTAAATTAGCCATTGCGCTCCTCCTCCTCAGACACGCCGCAGGCATTAATAAATGATGCGCGTGGAAATGTCAGGTTTGTCTTGGCGAGCCAGCGCGCTTTAGTCATCTCGTGCGCGCGGGTATTCACACTGCGAGGCATTCCCGCGCTTGCATGGGCGCTGCCCGCTGCCGCATTGCGCGCAATTGTGATAGATGAAAATTCCCTCTCGCGTGTAGTCTGCCTCGCGCGGGTCGAGTGGTGGTGTTTGTGCCGCTGCGTGCCGCTGCACCGCCGTTGTCTGCAGCGTGACCACCTGCGCATATTGTGGCTGCTTGAAGCCATAGGCTGCTATGAATGCCTTGGCCTCGGCTGCGCTGTCAAACAGCCCGTACACGTCGATTTGATCGAGCCAGGGTAGTTTGTACGCTACGCAGTATTTGTAATTGCTGGACATGGTGGGTACTCCTTTGGCTGTGGGTTTAGAATTGCTCCGCGAACAGGATTCCGCAGCGGGCAAGTATCGCGCAGCCGATTTCCTCGGGCGTCAAATCGCCCGCCGTGTACACCGCGCACCAGGGCAGCATCCACACGCCGCTGCGGCGGTACTCGTGCGCGAGGTACGCTTTCACTGTCGCCTCAGAGTCCGCACGGATCGCGAGGTAGTAGCCGAGGAGGTCGCGGGTGAGGGATACGTAGAATGTCTGGATGGTGGGAGTTGTCATCAATCAGTTCCTTCCTTAAGTTTTTCCGCGATAGCACGCTCTAGCTCAACTACACCATTGTACGACAGGCAGTTGAGCATGGTGTAGAGCAATTCCAGCGCCATGTGAATTTGCGTGCCAGGGCAGTCCTGCTCGGCTAAGGCATCGGATACTATGTTTAGGGCTCGGTGGATTGTCATGGTGGGGATACTCCGTTAGTGGGAACAGGCGAATGACACACTACTGCCGAGGCAATTGCCGCGCCGCCTCGGCAGTGATTTGTCAATCACGCCAAGTTATTCCTCGTCCTCCTCCTCGTCGTATTCGCCCGGTGAAGCCTGCGCCCCCGGCTCGGCGAAGCCGACAACCTTGCCATCGGCGACCTGCAGGGTTGCGTAGTACTGCGCAACGCGCGGGAAGCGCGGGCCGAGCACCAGCACCACCCCGTCATTCGTGGGCTTGGCCTTGCCAGGCGAGAACACGGTAATCGGCTCGCCCTGCGCAATCGCGTGCGATAGTGCCTCGCGGGACTGGAAGTTTGGTTTGGTGAAACAGTGGTGCATGATTTGCTACTCCCGTCCAAAGCCTATTTCGCGCAGCAGTTCAATCGCCGCCTCGCGGCATTCGCGGTCCGTCATTGTCTGCTGATAAGATGCGTCATGGCGGTATGACTCACGCTCGATAAAGAGCTTGGTCACTTCATCTTCGAGGCGTTGCAATTTGGATACTCGGCGCATTGGTGTGAACTCCAGGTTGTGCGCGGGTGAAAGGCGCTGGTTGATTGTGGGGGTAGACTATCATGGCCCCGTGGCCATGTCAACATGTATATTCCATGGGACATTCCCCCCGCCTGTCTCGGCACACGTTTCGCCGACGCGTGCGGCATCCAGTGCGAAGCCCCCCCCCCCCGTTTTTGAGAGGGTATAAAAAAAAAAAAAAAAAAAAAACAACAGTTTACTGTACAATTGGAATGGAAACCCTACTCGAAAAAATATGGCATTATTGCAACACTACTGGACGCGTAGCGGCATGGTGTGATGGTGTGGCGAGACAGGATGGGGGGATGTCTCGCGGGATGTCCCGTGCGGCATGGCCGCGTGTGCTCCTACCATCATTGATCATCAATACGCGGCCATCCAGCCCACCCCAACCCCACCACTAGAAGGCACGTGCATGCGCGCGCGTGAATGCAAACGCCGTGCCAACTTGCCGCGAGGCGGCAATGCGATGCCGCACCCACCGGGCGGAAAAAAAAATGCACCTGGGCGCATTTTCCCGCTTGCAATTGGCGCGTGGTCAGTTCATATTCACATTGTTGATGCATTTCGCATCCCACCCGCCGCGATGCGGCGATCACACGGAGAGTCCAATGTCCACTTTCGAATACGCCGGTTACACCATTGATTTCACCAAACTGCCGCAGGCATCCATCGACGCGCTCCTGCGCCGCGGTGCCGTCCACTTTCTCGGCAACGAGCAGGCCAGCAAGGTCACGGCGTGGGCCGGGAAGCAGGAGACTGCGCCCGACGACGAGGCGAAAGCTGCCAAGCGCCTCGAGTACATCGCCAGCGCCATTGACGCCCTGAACGCCGGAACCGTCGGCGTTCGCGCCCCGCGCGAGGGTGGTGCGTCTGCCAAGCTCGATCCCATCGGCGCGATGGTGCGTAAGCTGGCCAAGACTCAGGTGCTGGCGCTTCTCAAGAAGGCGGGGCTGAAGGCCCCGACTGGCGAGAACACGGTCGCCACCGGCAGCGGCGAGTTCACCATGGCGCAGCTGATCGACCGAGCAGTCGCCCGGGGCGGCGAGGCGCTCGTTGCCGAGGCGAAAAAGGCCGTCGAGGCGGAAGCGCGGCGCAATGCCAAGGTCGTCGAGGCGGCTGGCGAGGTGGAACTGTAATTTCGAGCGTTGCTCGAAACGCATACCACACGCGCTGAAACAGGGGGGCTGGGTCGATTGACTCGGCCTCTTTGTTTTGCGAGAATGACTCCATTGCAACCCACCCATGGAGTCGCCCACATGTCCCGCACCGTTGCTTTCGCCGCCTTTGGCGTGGAATTTAGCATCACCGTCTCGCGTCGTCTTGCCGTCCGCCCGAAGGGCTGCCCGAATACCCCCCATTCCCCCGAGTCCATTGGCGTCGCCGTGATGGTGGCGCGCCCTGTGTATCGCGGGTGGATTTGGACCGCCTGCGCCAATCGCTACCACGTCCGCGCGGACTTCATGAACGCGAGGTAACGCGCGCCCCCAGGGTGTTTCACGTGAAACACCCCACCATCCAGCCGGGCGACACCCCATCGCCCGGCTTTTCCATGCCCGCGCGCCGCGCTGGGACCCCCCTGCAACAGCACCCGGGGGACTGGCCTGAATGCAGGTGCAGATGAGGGCGTGGGGACCCAGAAGTACGTTTTTCAGTTTTTGCACCCCTGCCATACTTTCTCTCACCTCATACACAAACCACGCCCCTCCCGCCGTGCAAAGCCCCATCCCGCGCCGCCGCCCCCCATTCCCTCTAGCGCGCCGCCGCGCCCCACAGTAGCCTCACCCCTGTGATCGCGCGCTTGGGCAGTGGCGCGATCACCCAGCGCGGTGCGGCGGTGGTGGGCCAAAGCGCCACGCGCGGGCAGGTGGGATGTTTGCAGTGGCGGTAGCGGGTGACCTCCCTCGCTCCTCGTGCTGCGCGGCACCCGCCTGCCCAAGTGCCGCGCACCAGCACCCGCCACACCCACCTGCCCAAAGGAGCCCACGCCATGCGCCTTGCTGCCATCGCCCTGCTTGCCCTCGCCAGCGCCACACCTGCCCTGGCGCAGAGTGCCCCCACCGACTCCATCTTCCACGCATGGCGCCTTTGCCAGCGTCAGGTCGATGTCGCGCACGACGATCCAACAGCGGACAACCGCGCGTATCGCAGCGAGTGGCGGGAGGACTGCCAGGCGGTCGAGGCGCTGCTGCACGCACACGCAAGCGTGCCGCCGATTGACCCAGCGCTCACCGACCGCGATTTCGTCCGGGCAGTGGCGCAAGCGGGTGGCTGACGCACCTGCACCTGTACCTGTCTAGCCCACCAGCCAAATCTCGGAGTAAAATAACATGACGGACCTGAGCGGCGCAGCAGACGCCACATCCCCAGCGGCTGAAAAGCCGCCCCTGCCGCCCGCACCTGCCCCCGTCCAGCCCGCCGTCGAGGCATGCAAGCGGGACAGGATGAAGCTGGTGCTGGCGCTTTGCGCCATGGGCTATCTGCTAATCGTCACCATGATCTACGCGTACTGCCTCATCCGCAGCGTGAAGATTGACGGCGAGGCGGCGAGTGCGATGACAATGGTCGCTGGCTTCGCCACGGGGCTGGTCAAGGACGCCTACTCGTTCGTCTTTGGCAGTAGCCAAGGGAGTGAAGATAAGACCACGGCGCTTGCCGCGGCAGTCGCGCCGAAAGGCGCGGGGCAGTAAGTTCACTTGCACCTGTTCCTATTTTCCATCTCACCAACCAAGGAGCCCACAATGGTAGCCCACTACTCCAAATCTCCACACCTGTTCGAAGATAAGCCCGACGCGCGCCAGTCAGACGATCCAAACATACCTGTTTCCCGCTTCCGTCCGCGTTATCGCGCGCTGAGTGAAGAGGAGAAAATCCTCCATGACCAGATTAAGGACAAGGCCACGGAGCTGGAAGCACTCTTCGCACAGGCGAAGCCGGGCAGGTATAACTCGCTTGCTATCACTTCACTCGAACAGGCGATCATGTGGATCGTCAAGGAGATCACGTCATGAAAACATCCCACAGCCTCGCCCTGCTCGCCTGCCTCGCCCTTCCCGCCTGCACCAGCGCGCAGCTGGCCTCTGGCGTGGCGCAGGTCAGCAAATACCAGTCCGACGTGGCGCAAGCGTGCGCGATTGCCAGCGCGAGTGCGAGCGATCCCGCGGCGGTGCTGTTGCAGGCCAGTGTGCCGGAGGTGGCCCAGGCGGTCAATCTGATCAAGGCCAGTTGCAGCACCGAGCAGGCGATTGCGAGCCTGGTGCTGTCGCCGACTAGCGTGGCGTGGCTGGGAACGCTGACGACTACCATTCAGTCCCGCGGCAAGGTGGTCCTCCCGCCGCCAGTGGCACCGCAGGCTGGGGCATAGGAGCACGCGCTATGCCGGATATTCCCACCGCTGATCTCGCGCTGCTCGATGAGGTCAGCTTCCCCGACGCACGCGGAGGCCGACGCCCAAGCGGCCCCGCCGTGCAGATTGCCATCGCGCGGGCGCTGACGCAGGATGACCTGGAGACGCTTGCCACGCGGCAGGCGGCGCCACAAGGCCAGCGCCTCGCACGCATCAGGCATTCCCATCACCTGCTCGCGCAGTGCTTGGCGCGCGGGAGCACGCAAGCGGAGGCATCTGCCATCACTGGGTATGACCCGGCGTATATTAGCGCCCTGCGCGGTGATCCAGCGTTCGAGGAGCTCCTGGCGCACTACGCGGGGGTTGCGGGAGAGCTATTCGTCGATGTCATGGAACGGATGAAGGCGCTGGGCCTGTCCACCATTGACGAGATCGCGCATCGGTTCGAGTCCGACCCGGAAGCCTTCAGCAACAGAGAGCTGATGGAGCTCGCCGAGCTCATGCTGATCAAGCCGAAGAGGCTGGAGCAGGCGCAGGGCGCGGGAGCTGGTGCAGGTGCGGGCGCCCCCACGATCAACATCAACTTCGTCGCGCCGAAGGCGCTGCCAAGCGGCGAGGACTCCCGCCCCAAGCTCGGAGTAATCGACCAATGAGCGCGGGTGCGAATGCAGGTGAGCCGCCGCCTTGGGCCACGCGGGAGGAGGTTCGGACGGCGCTTGTTGGCGTCAGCGAGAGCATCGCTGAGATGGCAATGGATGGGAGCGCTGTCGGCACCGTCGTGCTGATCCAACGGGCGGATGGGGACGTGCAGGTGACGTACACGGGAATCACCGCGCCGCATGCGCTGGGCATGCTGCAAGTCGGCCAGCATCTGATCATGGCAGGCGTGCTGCCGAGGAGAGGGGCATGAATATTGTGCAGTTTGAGCGCAGGCTTGGCTGGGGGCTACTCGCCGCGCTGATGGTGATGCTACTGTGCTTGGCCAGCGTGGTTGCGCAGGCGCAGAGCGCATCGCTGCTGCCCAATGGCATGCAGCAGTTCAGCGATGCGAATGGCGTACCGTACGCTAACGGCAAGGTGTATTTCTACACTCCCAATACCAGCACGCCCAAAACCACCTGGGTGGACCCCAATCAAGGCGTAGCCAATGCCAATCCAGTAGTGCTGGACAGCGCAGGCCGCGCGACCATCTATGGCAGCGGGCAGTATCGGCAGCTGGTGCTAGATCAGTTCGGCAATACGGTGTGGGATAAGCTGACGTATGGTCAGGGCATTCTCACTGTCCCACCGCTCTACATCGGGACGATCGCTGCGCTGCAGGCGCTGTCCACCAGTGGCCTGTCTGCCGGATATGCCGTTGGGACGAGTGGGTATTACAGTCCAGGCGATGCTCCGGCGGTGGTTTACACGCTGAGCAATAGCCCATGCGCTGGGGATGGTGGAAGTCAGATTCCCGCCCTCGGCGGGACGCAGTGCTGGCTGCTCGGCGCACAGAGCACCTACGACGTGCGGAACTGGGGCGCGACGGGGACGATCCAGGCAACGACTGGGACGATCGCTGCGAGCAGTAATAGCCTTGTGGTTGCCAGCGCGAGCGGGTATGCAGTTGGCCAGCATATCATTGTGTATGGGGCAGGGAGTGCAACCGCCGTTGGCACGCCAACTGGCGTCACGCTGACCACAGAGGGCACAGCTGGCGCGGTGGCGTACCATGCCCAGGTCGTCGCGATCGACGGCGATCACGGGTACAGCGTGGCGAGTAGCGCTGGCACGGGTGCGACAGGCAACGCGGCGCAGCAGGTGCCGCAGGCGGGGAGTGACTCGCAGGATCAGCTAATCCAGTGGAGCGCAGGGCCAGGCCCCACACCTGCCAGCTACGCCATCTACGATGATGTGATCAATACTGTGCCGGGAAGCGGCGCGCTGATCTGTCGCAGCGTGCAGGATGTCACCGCGTGGCGGGACTATGGGCAGAGTGGGGAGTGCCCCAGTTGGGTGCCGACTAATCCGCCAGGGAGCACTGGCAAGCTCCCCCTCCGCGCAACGATCACCGCGATTAACAACACCACACTGACCCTGAGTGCGAGTGCCAGCACGACAGTCGGTGGAGCGGTCGTGGAACACGACGATACTGTTCCGGTGCAGAACGCGCTGGCGACGGAGACTGTCGTCACCATGCCGTGTGGGAACTTTCGCCTCACTGGTGGGCTGACACTCACCGGCACAGGCGCCACGCTGCAGGGGCAGAATAAGCAGTGCACCACGCTGCAGCCGAGCGGGGCCTTTGAGGTCGCCACGATGGGAGGTGGTGGGACGACGTATTTCTCCCAGACATTTGAGAATTTCCAAATCTCCGCGCTGGATATGGCCAGCGGCGACTGCATGTTCGTGCAGAACACCAATCGATTTATCATTGATAATATCGAGCTGAATAATTGCTTCAACGAGATGCAGATGAACAATGTGTTCATCGGGGAGGTCCATGACTTTTTCTCCAGCACGCGGCGGCGTGGGGACTATGGCTGGTGGCTGTGGGGTGGTGCGAGTGGTGGTGGAACGCAGACGGGCGTGGTGGAGATTCGGCATGTCAATAGTGCCACATCATTCCAGGGCATCTCATTCCACATGGACGGGAATGTGGCGAGCCTGCGCGCGAGATATCTCGGCCTGCAAACCTCGCCCTATCAGATTGTAAGCAACAATGCAGTCGGCGCGGCACAGACGCCGACGTATGGGCAGTTCTACGACACGGGATTCAATGTCTGCTGGAGGCTCTGCCTCAACGTCACCGACGGCACGCTGATGCAGTTTTACTCCCCATACATTCAGGAAGTCAACGCGGGTGGCGCGAACAACTTCGCGGTGCTGATCTCCCAGGTGGATAACACTGTCACGCCTGCAACAGGCAGTGTGGGGTTTCAAATCCATGGTGGGACTGTATTCGGCGGGAATGACGCGATTCAGGACAATGGCAATGGCACGGTTATCGATGGAGTGAATGTATTCTCCAACTACGACGCCGCGATTGTCTGTGGGGCGAAGAGCAACGGCCTGACGGTGATGGGCGGGAATACCTACAACGCGCCGGGGAATCTGGCGACTGCCGCGCAGGACTATGGGCTGAAGATGACCAACGGCTGTGCGAATGGGACCTTCATCGGAACTTTCGTTGGGAATAAAGCGGGGGTGCTGAATAGTACATCTCCGGCGAATGAGATCAATCTCAACGGGCAGATTGATCCGCCGACGACGAGCGTGGTGACGGGTGCAGCGCCTACGCTCACTGCGGCGAGCTATCCGGCCCTGTATCAGGGCGGCACGCTCACCAGTATCATTGAACAGAGTGGGAGCTTTGCACCGCAGACGGACACCACTGACACCGCCACCAATATCCTAGGCTCGATGCATAATCCGCAGGTGGGAAGTACATTCCGCTTCATTCTGCGCAATCACAATCACAAGGCGAATCCAGCGGATGCAAATGCAGTGGTGACGCTGGCGGGTGGTGCGGGGGTGACGATTGCAGGGACTGCCACAGTGCCGGATGCTGCCAACGGCGCACTGAATAACAGTGGTGGGGTGCAGAGCGGGCTGTACACGTGGCGGGAGTTCCGCGGAACGGTGACAAATGTTGGTGCACCTGCGGTGACGATCTATGGGTGCAGTCAGACGGCGGCGGGAGGCTGCTGATGGCAGGGCATCGGAAGATCGTTGGGTTGCGCTGGGCGAGGCGGGCGCAGTGTCCGTGGCCCACCACCCGCTCGCGGGGGGCGAAAGCCCAGGGCCTGCGCTATGAACGTGCCATTGGCGCGCTGCTGCCAGCAGGCGCCGAGCACAATCCCTGGTTCGAGTTCGAGGACGCGAATGGGAGAGGTTTCTGCTCGCCGGACTTTCTGCTGGCGCAGGGCGTTGGTGATAGCCTTGCAATTCTCGAGTGTAAGTACACCTGGGTGCCCGAGGCGCATACACAGATGGAACTGTTGTATAAACCTGTGCTGCAGGCGGTGTTTAAACAGCCCGTGCTGGCTGTTGCGATCTGCCGTAACTTAGTGCCAGCCATGCCGGGGAATCTTGTGATTTGCAGTAGCCTGGACCAGGCACTGCGAGTAGCGCACGCTGGGCAATCGCCCGTCTGGCATAATCTTGCAAGCCAACTCCGGCCACGTAAGCGGCCACGGGCGCGTCCCGGCGCGATGTCGTTTGTCGCCGCCCGCGCAGCGTTGTAGCCTGCTTCCATCGCGATGTTCGCGTTACTGCTTTCATAACCAACTAGGAGTAAGCCAGCATGCGTAAGATGAGTGAAATGCGCGGGGCGTCTGTCGCGCCGGTGAGCACGCCGAAGGCGGAAGCTCGTGGTGGGAATGTCAAGACTGCGCCGAGCAAGGGAACGCCTGGGAAGTCCCATCCTGCTGACATGTCCGGCGCCTTCGGCGGGCAGGGTGGCGGTGGGAACAGCCTGAAACAGGCGGTAAACCATCTGCGCTCCATGCATCCCAAGGTTGGGATGTAAGTCATGTCGCGAAGCGACAAACGCCCAGCGCTGAGCAACACCAGCGCCATCGCCAATCGCCCCTGCCGCAGCGATCCTCGGGCCAAGACGGAGATGGGAGAGAACTGGTGGAGGGGCGAAGGCAGCGCAGAGCAATCTGCTGCTCGGCCACTGCGCGGCGTTGGGATGGGTAAGGTAAGTGCTGGCTCCGAGTGCGCCAGCGGCGTGAAAGATGAGCTCTGCTGATGGCTAAGCTGACCAGCAAAGCGCGCAATGCGCTGCCAGCGAGCAAGTTCGCGGGGCCGGACAGAAGCTACCCGGTGCCGGATAAATCCCACGCGGCGAATGCCAAAGCTCGCGCGAGCCAGGCGGTGCATGCAGGGCGGATGTCGAAGGCCACCGAGCGGAAGATCGACAGCAAGGCGAATGCCGTACTTGGCAACGCCAAGAAGAAAGGTAAATAGTCATGCTCCGAGCCAGAGCAATTACCATGCTGGCGTTGCTGCTGGCGGCATTACTGGCGCCATGTGCGCGTGCGCAGACGCCGACTGTAGTATATATTCGCGTGTGCACCAGCGCGAGTGGAAGTCAGCAGTGCAGCTATGTGCCGGTGGACTCTACCAACCCCCTGCCAGTTACCGGCCCTGGTGGCTATGCCAGCATTACCACGGTCTCTGGCCCTGTCGTGCCGCTTGGGCAGCAGAGGATCGCCGCGGCGACCCTGGCCACTGCCCAGTCCCTCACCGTCCCAGCTGGCGCGACCATTGCGAATTTCTCACCTGACGGCACGGGTGGGACGAATAATAACTGCCTGCGCTACCGCGACGATGGCACTGCACCGACAGCCACTGTCGGATCGCCGTTGCAGCCAGGGCAGCTGCTGCTCGGCTACACCGGCCAGCCAGCAGGCGGTGCACTGACCTCCATTCAGTTCATCGAGGCGACTGGTGGTGGCTGTGATCTATACATCGATTACTACAAGCCAGCGTAAGGCGAGGAACTTGTTATGAAAATGTTTCGCGCACTGGTAGTTTTTCTCGCGCTGCTCCCAGCCATTGCCTGGGGACAGGCAAAAGACGCACCAGCTCCTGCACCCGCTGGATATAATGGCAGGCTGTACACAGAGGTGCTACCGCAGTACTACACGCCCGAAGCCTTTGGCGCGTATGGCGATACTGTCCGCGCGGCCAGTGAGCCGTTCATCGCCGTAGCGGCCTCGAATGTGTTCCAGATTGCGGCGACGTATCGATTCTACGGAATCGGTGCGATCACCAACGGCACCAAGGTGCTGACGGTGAACTTCAATCCTTCCTATGTTCCGCCATTCAATCTCACAACCAAGCCGGCTGGTGTGTCCTGGGGCGTTAACATCAATGGGGTGTTTTATAACCTAAGCTCTACGAGCTGTGCCGGCAGCACCTGCACCATCAACATCGCAACGAATTATGCTGCGTCCACCACGACGACCGCTGATGTCACGGTCTATCAGAATGCAACCAATCCGACTGTTGGCAATCCCAATGTCGAGACCTACCAGAGCATCACAACCGCCGACGCGACGTTCCCGGTATCCGATGGCGTGCCTCAGGCGGTCCTGCTTGCTGCGCAGGCAGCGGGAGATATCAACAGCGTCAATCAGCTCAATGTCTCGACGGTCACGCTGACCAACGGATTCTTCGCTGTCGCGGTTAGCACGGCGAGCTCTGATATCGGCAGCACGATCCAGATTGCCACGCCGAGCGGTCTGTACGAAGGCACGATCATCGCCGAGGCGAGCAACTCGGTGGCCTATGTTTATCCGAGGCTGCCAGCTGAGATCACCGCCCTGACGACTTATGCGATATGGGGGCCGTATCTCTTCCACGCATCGGACGCGACGAGCCCGGCGAAATATATCCAGATGCCGATGGCAGGCGCTACACCGTCTGCTAACTGGGTCGGCACTGTGCCACTGGTGTCGCAAATTGCCAGTGTGGTCGACACGTTCAACGCCACACTGGTTACCAATCCGTCCGCGTCCGTGACGGCGGTTGGCGGGCACCTGATCATCGGCCACGACGACACACAGGCGCTGACCCGAGCTGCGCAGCTTTGCGGACGCGGTCGTTATCAGGGCCTGCACTATGTCTACCTGAAGAAAAATTACTTTGCCGCGACGTACCCCGGCTCGGCCAATGGAGGTACAGCGCTAAACTCCTGCATTCTTGTGGGTGAGGGGCGGCTTGATTACGGACAGTCAGTTGGCGCTTCAGCCATCCAATATTACTTCCATGGCCCCGCCCCGCTCACCTTCGGGCGATTGAACACCGCGCCGACGAGCGACATCATTCCGTCGCAGCACTTCCACAACTGCAACACCAATCCGACATCCTGCACGATCACCTTCGTCGGCGATTCGAACTTCACGCAGTTCACCAACGGGCCGAGCCAGAGTGATAACTGGGAGGTCAAATACTGCATGTTGGCGACGTTGCAGTTTGCGCCGAAGGTGGTTCACTGCAACTACATGGGTGTAGGCGGCTCTGTATGGTCCGACCTTGATCCTGCTGGTCCGACCTCGGGCATTCCGGCCTCCTTTGCGCAATACTCGTGGTACACGGCGGGCGTGGCCTGGATCAATCAGGTTAGGGACGGAACGAGCGGCGCGAGCACCGCTGCGCCTCAGACCATGACTGGTTGCCCCGATGTCATCATGGGCAAGTGGACCAACAATGAGGGGGCCGCTTTCTCCTACGGCTCCATGGTCAATGTCATCAACTATACCCAGTCAACAGCCTGGCACACGACTTGTGGGACGAACCCTGACTGGGAAGTTGCTACTGAGGGTGAGCAGACGCTGGGCGATCCCAATATCAACGCTGGGGTGCAGCCGGACAACGACTATGCGGCGCTTGCCATTCGGGGCTTTGCCTATGCCTGTCCGGTGAAGCTGGCCAGCGGATATTGCGTTGGCCTGATCGGCGACGTGCAGCGCCTCAATCACATTCTCGTCGATGGATTTGATCCTGAGACCATCCCGATGCGGCGCGACGACGATGGACCGCCGTACTCCTTCCCGACCTATCATTTCCCAGTTACCTGGCCCGGCTATGTGAGCGAGGGGCTGAGCTGGAACACGTTTATTTCCTACGCCCCGAGCTTGGGCACCTGCACATGGGTGTCGGCGACGACATTCGCCAATAATCTGGCGAACGCTCAATGCGCTTGGGGCCAGTGGTCCAACGAACTCGACTTCCTGATCGGCAATCCGAACGGCTCGCAGACGGGAAGTAGCCCTGGCAGCGGCGCGACCATCGACTATCCTGGTAATCAGGTGCGGTTGCTGTTCTGCCAGAATGGCACCGGCTGCGCCGCAGGTTCGGTAGCCGGAATGGTTGATTATGAGATCGACACATGGCGCTTCGGCATCACTGCGACGGGCACGAGCGGCACTAACACCCTCGCCTGCGCTTCTGCCTGCGTATCGATCACCAAGCACCTAGCCTCGACGGTCATCAACGCTAATATTCCAGCCGACTGTCACATCTCGGCGATAAACACGGCGGGAACTTCTATCACGTTGTCAAATGCGGATGGAACGGCCTGCAACTTGACGGGCAACATTACATCCTCGGCCAACAACGTAACCGTGGCGATGATCCAAGTGCCGAGAACATCCAGCGGTCAGTATGGTTTTGCTTGCCAGACAATCACCGGTGGCGCGAACCAGTTTAACTTCCTCACCATTTGGGAGTTTCGCGGAACATCGCTGCACATTAGCCCGTGTGGCAGTGCAACGCCGAACTGGGTCGATACCAAGGTCGTGCGTTTTGGTAATCAGTTCCAGCCGACACTATCGACGCCAGCGGGCAATGTCAGCGGCCTCAGCCTGCGCTGGGCCAGTGCTGGTGTGTGCTGCGGCTCATCGTCGATGGTGGCTCGGCCAGAATATCCGACCTACGCGGCGAGCTTTGCTGGGAAGGACATCTACGGCTGGTGTCAGCCTACCAGTCCCTCCGTAGCAGCTATCTCAGGTCCCTACCTCGGCCAGTGCGCGACGCATAAGAGCACGATCGGATCGAAGATCGAGGATATGACAATGACGACGCTGAGGATGGCCCAGTAGAAAAATTTCTATGCCCACGCCAGCCAACTATAACTAAAGAGTACCTCGCATGAGTGAAGATGGTAGCCTGCATCAAATCTCCGTCGCGATTGGCGAGTTGCGCGGGGAGGTCCGTGGCATCAAAGAGCTCATGACCGAGCACAAGGATCTCACCATCGAGCATCAGAAGATCGCCGATGAGGCGTGGGATCGGCTGGATGCTGAACTTCGTAATGTCAAGCATGACTATCGGAATGTGGACAGTAAAGTCGAGGGCATCTCCCGCCACCAGGCCCTCGGCGCGCAGCAGATCGCGTCGATCGAGAATGAAATCTCCGGCCCAGAGGGGATCAAGCAGCGGCTCTCCGCGCTGGAGCGGGCGGCCAAGAACGCTGCGGCCATCTTTACCCTCCTCTACGCCGCGATGACAATCGCTGCTTTCGTTCTGGCCCACTATGGTGTTGAAATGTTCAAGTGGATATTCAATCGCCCGCTGCACGGGTGATGGTGAGGTTTTCAGCCCCGGCTGGAAATGGGCAATGGTGCCCGAATGGCGCTCTGCGTCAAGTATGGAGAAAGACGATGAAGTTCAGCAAGACTTTGCTGGCCGGGGCACTGGCGAGCATGGGCGTGGCGGGCATTGCGCTCGCTGCGGGCCTTTACACGAATGGCATTCCGCAGGCGGGAGGGAGTCAGTATCCCAGCACGATTCCGCTGACCGGCAATGAGCTCATCCCGGCGGATACGCAGCTGGGCGGTGGGCTGAATCCGGCGACGGAGGCCATCTCCACGCTGCAACTCGCTGGCTACGTCGGGCAGCTGCCTGCGAAGTCGAATGTTCTCATTGGCGGTGATGCCACCACGAATCTGTGGCAGCGCGCGACGACTGGTAGCAGCGTGACCACGACGGTCACCTATGGCGGGCCGGATCGCTGGGCGTACTGGTCGGGCACGAGCACAGCTATGACGGTCTCGCGCGACTCCACCGCCAGCGATGTGGCGAGTGGCTATCACTATGCCTTCAAGATGGCCCGGACCAGTGGCCAGACTGGCGTTGTGCAGATGTGTATGGCGCAGGAGATCGAGAGCGCCAACGTGTACCAGCTGCGCGGGCAGACGGCCGAGCTCGACTTCCACGCGTACACGGGCGCCAACTTCAGCGCGGCGAATGCCAACATGACCGCGTATGTGGTGACTGGCACGGGCACGGATGAGGGGATGGTCAATCTGGCCTTCGGCCTGAACGCTGGTGGTGGTGGAGCGGCTGCCTGGACCGGGCAGGCGAATGCGACTGCGGCAGTGATTTCACTCGGCGCCGTCAGCACGGCGGGACGCTACGCGGCGGTGGCGAGTATTCCCAGCACTGCCACCGAGGCCGCTGTCGTGCTGTGCTATACGCCAGTCGGCACTGCTGGCACGAATGATTATGTGGCGTTCAGCGGCATTCAGCTCGTCCGCAACTCCAGCCTGGCCAGCTATGCCAGCGCCACGGTTGGGTATCCCTGCACCAGCATCAGCTGCACGGCGTTCGACCGCACACGTGGGATCAGCCTGGAAGCCCTGATGCAATATCGGTACTACTACCAGATCAACGAGGCGACCGGGCCGAGTGTGATCGCAGTGGGCCGGTCGCACAGCACGACGGTGGCAGAGGCGTTCCTGCCGTTCCCCGTGCCAATGCGAGTGGTACCCACCATGACCTACACTGCTGGCTTCGCCACGGAAACGACTGCGGCTGGCGGCACGCTGGGTGCATGTAGCGCGTTGGCAACCAGCAGCACAGTCGCCAGCACGGCAGCGGCGCTGACTGGTGTGAGCGTGGCCTGCACGGCAACGACCGTCCCGGCGGCTGGTGTGACGATCCAGCTGTTCAACAACGGCGGCTCGGGCGTGATCAAGGCCAACGCGGAACTGTGATGGAGTGGGGCGTGGTGGCATAAGCCACGCCCCAAACCCTCCCGCCATCATTGATCATCAATAGCCGGACCTACCAGCCTCCCATGCAAGCCTCCCCCGCCATCTCAGCACAGTTTCCCGAGAAGCTGCAATGTCTGTTCCAGCCGATGAGATATAAAATCTTGTGGGGCGGACGAGCAGCTGGACGCAGCTGGGGAGTTGCCCGCGCGCTGCTGTTGATCGGCGTGCAGCGAGGCATCCGCGTGCTGTGCGCGCGTGAGCTGCAGAAATCCATCGCTGAGTCCTGCCACAAGCTTCTCTCTGACCAGATCGAGGAGCTCGGCCTGTCGCACCTCTACACCATTCAGCAGAGCAAAATCTACGGGCCGAATGGGACGGAATTTAGCTTCGAGGGCATCAAGAACAATGTGAATGCAGTGAAGTCCTACGAGGGCATTGATATATGCTGGGTAGAGGAGGCGAATAAGGTCAGCAAGAACAGCTGGGAAGTTCTCATCCCCACCATTCGAAAGGATGGTAGTGAAATCTGGATGACCTTCAATCCGGAGCTTGAGACTGACTACACCTATGTGTATTTTGTCAAGAAAGCACCAAAAAATGCCTTCGTCGTCCATATGACTTGGGAGGACAATCCGTGGGTCTCGCAAGCGATCTTGGACGAGAAGGACAAGATGAAGCGAGATGACTTTGACAGTTATCTCAACGTCTGGATGGGCAAGACGAGGCAAATGCTCGAAGGCGCGGTCTTTGCCAAGCAGCTGCGACTGATTACCGAGCGCGGACAGATCTGCGCCGTCCCGCATGATCCAGAGACGCCAGTTGATACATTTTGGGACCTTGGCAAGCGCGATCTGACCAGCATTTGGTTCATCCAGCGCGTCGCCATGCAGTACCGCGTGTTGAACTACCTGGAAGCTCGCGGGGAGGATGTGGAGTATTATCTGCACGCTATGCAGCGCCTGCCCTACATGTACGGCGCGCACTACCTCCCGCATGATGGTAAGCACAAGCGTCTGGGGCAGAAGCGCTCTGTCCAGCAGATTGTCAAGGCGAGCTATCCCAATAACAGCGTGCTGATTGTGCCCAAGATCAACAATAAGACGAATGCCATCAACGCCGCGCGGGTGTTCATGCCGCAGTGCTGGTTTGACGAGGAGAACTGCGGGGAGGGCCTCGCCCGGCTGCGCAACTACACCTACGAGGTCGAGGATGGGCAATTTTCCGACCAGCCGCTGCATGATGATAACAGCAACGGCGCGGATGCCTTTATGACAGCGGCGCAGAGCTTCAAACTGCCCAGGGATAAGAGCGGCGTGAAGGCCAGACTCGAGGCTGCTGCCGCAGCGGCCACTCGTGGCCTGGGCCGTCGAGGTCACATCGACATTGCCAGCAACACCAGTTGGATGAGGTAACCTGCTGTGCAAGATGACCTCGGCGTGAATCCAGCGAAGCAGTTCACCGACCCGGTGCTGACCGAGGCGTATGCGCGAGCGAAGCGGTGCATTGAATGGCGCAGTAATGCTGATGAAAACATGCTCAGCGATTACAAGATGCGGCATGGCGATGATATCAATCAGTACCAATGGCCGAACTCCATCCGCCGCATGAGAGATGGTGATGGGAAGCCCTGCCTCACGCTGAATGTCATCCGCCAGCACAATCTGATGATTGTCAACGAAGGTCGGCAGGGGAAGTCTGCCATGCAGGTGCGTCCCACTGGCAACGGCGCGACGGTGGAAAGCGCCCAGATGTTCAACGCGCTGCTCAAACACATCGAGCGGATCAGCGCGGCGCAGACCGCTTACACGCAGTGTCGGCAATTTCAAGTCGACTGCGGCCTCGGCTGGCTGCGTCTGTACACCGACTATGCTGGGCCGGATACGTTTGACCAGGAGGTCTACATTGGCGGGGTGAACGATCCCCTCTCCGTCCATATCGACCCCGATATCAAGCGCTTCGATGGCCTCGACGCCAAGTTCGGCTTTGTCTTTGACAAGGTGCTTCGCAAGGAGTTTTTCTCCGCCTATCCCAAGTTCAAGCATCTGATCGGCGACCTGCCAATGGGACTCGGCCCGACGGACTGGGTGGGGAGCGATTACATACGCATCGCCGAGTACTTCCGGATTGTCAACAAGCATGATGAGCTGCTGTCCATTCAGATGGACGACGGCGGCAGGCGGACCATACGCAAAAGTTTCCTCCACCCCAGCATGCACGATGAGATCATCGCTCGGCCAGGGACGCGCCGCCGCGACATCTGGGATGACATCTGTGAGTGGAAGCTCATTGCTGGCGATCGGATAGTTGATGAGACCACCTGGCCATCGCGCTACGTCCCACTGATCAGGTGCATTGGTGAAGAGACAGTCATCGATGGGGAGTATGACTGCAAGGGCCACACGCGCGCGATGCGTGATGCGCAGCGGATGTACAATTACAACGCCAGCTCGCAGGTGGAAACCGTCGCAATGCAGGGCAAGACGCCCTGGATTGCACCAGCCGCCGCCATTGAGGAGCTAGAGAGCTATTGGAACACGGCGAATAAGATCAATCACAGCGTGCTGCCTTACAACCACATCGACGATGATGGTAATCTGTTAGAGCGCCCAACGCGTGCTGAGCCTCCCAAGGAATCCAGCGCGTTTGAGCTCGGTATGACCACGGCGTTCAACCAGATGATGATGACATCTGGTCAGTGGCAGAACCAGATGGGCATGGGTGGGAATGAACGCACAGGGGATGCCATCTCCCGCCGCCAGGAGCAGAGCCAAACTGCCACCTACCACTTCGATGATAACTTCGAGGTCACACTGCAAACGCTGTGCAAGCAAATCATCGATGTGTTTCCCAAGGTGTATGACACCAAACGCGTGCTGTTCATCGTGGATGATATGGGGGTGAGTCAGGAAGTCGAGCTTGATCCAGGCGCGCGGCAGGCCTACTTGCAGACCATCGCGCATGATGGGGAGGTTGTCAAACGGCTGTTCAATCCCATGCTGGGCAGCTACGACATCGCCGATAGCAGCGGACCGGATACTGGCACCCAGCGGCAAGAAAGCCAGAAGGCGTTCATGCTATTGCTCACCCAGGCCAAGGACATGGCCCCGGTCATCGCGGACCTGCTCATGGACACCTTCGACTTCAAGGGCGCACAGGAGGCGGCGCAGAGGCTCAAGCGGATGGTGCCGCCGCAGGCGCTGGGTAAGGGACCCTCGCCGCAGGAAGCGCAGATGGAGCAGGAGATCATGGGGCTTAAGCAAGCCCTTGCCACTGCGCTTACCACCAACGCCAAGGATAAACTCAAGCTCGTCGGCAAGGCCGAGATGCGGGACATTGACGCGTATGAGGCTGAGACGAAACGCATGGCGGCGTTGAAAGACCTCGCCAGCGATCCCGAGTTCCAGCAGGTCGTGCAGCAGCTGATCGCCGATGCGCTCGCCACGCACATCACTGCCATCCAGCAGGCCAACGAGGATGACCTGCAGAGCCAGACAATTGAGAACCCAACGCAACCGGAGCCAGCCTAATGACCCGCCGCTCGCAGAACTCCCTCGCCCTGCGCCATGTGCGCAATGCGCAAGCACCGAATCGCAATCCACAAGCCCACGCGCACAAGCTCGTTGCCAAGACTGCCGCTGATATGGCAGGAGAAATCTACGGCAAAGTCATGCAAAGCAACGTCGCGTATACTGAGTGGAAAATGCTCAATATGGACGTGACGGATGTGAAGGAGCTTGAGACGCGCTTTATTGCATTAATGACTCCCAAGCTCCTCGGCGAGGCTCGGGCCACCCTAGCCAAGCTCCTGCGCATGCCCATTGCTGAAAGCTTGAAGGAGCAAATTCACGAGGCTTTAGTACTCGACAACACATTGCGGCGCGGTCGCGTCGGAATGCCCACACTTGCCCAGGATGGAAACTATGAACCGACTGCTCGACGCTAGCCTGCCCGTGTTCGATCTCGATGCGCTGGTCGTTCCGCGCGTTGCGAGGCAGCATATCTGCTTCATTGAGAAGGAAGGCGAGGAGACTCCCGAACCTGCGCCCGAGCCGAAGCCTGGCGAAGAAGGTCAGACGCCGGAACCCAAAGAGGGCGAGCAGGAGCCTGAGCCAGAGCCTGATCCAGCACCAGCTGCTGCCAAGATGGAGCCTGCGTGGAAGATCGCTGCCATGCAGAGGCGCATCGATAAGCTGACGGCGAGGCTTGCTGCCGCTGAGCCCAAGCCCGCTCCCGGCCAGCAGACTGCCGATGGCAAGCCGCTCTTCACCGAGGAGCAGGCGCAGCAGATGGCGCGCGAGATGGCGCAGCAAGAGAATGAGCGGCAGGCGTTTGATGAGGCCTGTGGAGAGGTGGTGCGGACAGGGAAGCAGCTGTTCGCGGATGACTGGCAGCCGCGGCTGGATGCGCTGCTGGAGCTGCGTGATGAGCGGGACCCGGACTCGGTGGTGGCGTATAATACGTTCATCCAGGCCGCAGTCGCCAGTGGCGCCGGTGCGCAGCTGATCCATGACCTGGCTGGCGATCTCAATGAGGCGCAGCGCATCATGGCGCTGTCGCCGATCAAGATGACGGCAGAACTCACCAAGCGCGCCGCGAAGCTGGAGGCGGCGAGCAAGCCAGCGCCTAGCGATGTCACGAATGCTCCCAAGCCGATCACGCCGATTGGTGGGAGGAAGGCCGGGACGTTCGATGAAATCCACCCGGATGATCCGTCGCGGGCGAGCAAACTGTCCTCCGCCGAGTGGTTCGCGCGGAGGAGTAAGCAAGTCGAAGAGCGGGGACTGCGGTGATGGTGAGCGTCCACGATGGCGTTTCCCTCGACGCCCTGCGCAAGGTCCCGCCGAGCTACTACATTCGCCTCGTCGAGGTGGAGGATATCGGCCAGGTGCTGGTGATTGGCCAGAAGCGTGGTGATGTCGAGCGTCACTGTGACATGCAGCTGACGCAGGATAACGTGACTGTCCAGAACATCCGCACGATGATTTACAATCTTCAGTCCAGCTTCCGCGCTGCGGAATTTGGAGATAAGTATATCTCCGTCCATCGCCAGCTGGCAATTGCTGCGCGAGATGGCACTCGCGTGCCTGCGGAGTATCGCGAGGTCATCGAGGCGCTGGATGCCGACGAGCGCGAGATTGCGCCGCTGCGCGACGAGGGCAGTAATACGATCAATTGGGCCAAGTATCTCGGCTTAGTCGAGCAACCTGTCCTGCACTAATTCGCGGCCAGGCCGCGAACGACCTCTGGCGAGTCGTTAAATCTCCTGTCGGCGCGCTACGCGCCAGGCCTTCTGTCTAGGGCCATAAACTAAGGCTGTTCGGACTGGGCGGCGTGCCGCCATCGAGTTTGTCCAACTCGGCAATGTTGCAGAACTTTCACCTACGGGCGGTTGGAATCCGCTCTGAACCCAGGAGTTGGACACCAAATGGCAAACAATTTACTCACGATCGATATGATCACCCGGGAGGCCGTGCGCCTCTGGAAAAACACCAATGCGTTTCTGCAGAACGTCGACATGCAGTACGACGACAGCTTCGCTGTCAGCGGCGCGAAGATCGGCAGCAGCCTGCGTATCCGTCTGCCGAACGACTTCACTGTCGCGACCGGCCCGGCGCTGCAGGTGCAGGATACCAGCGAACAGAGCACCACCCTCGTGCTGGCTACGCAGAAGCATGTGGATGTCGCATATTCCACTGCCGATCGCAGCCTGAAGCTCGACGACTACTCCCGTCGCATCCTCGCGCCGATGGTCAACAACCTCGCGGGCGCTGTCGCGGTGGACATGATGAGCGGCGCCGAGGGCGGCATCTGCAACTTCACCGCGAATCAGGACAACCTGGGGAATATTCTCAACCCGATCGCCAGCACCTATCTTACCGCGGGCGCCATGCTGGATGAAAACTCCGGCCCGGTGGAGAATCGCAAGATCGTCAACTCGCCGCGGACTGAGGCGCGTGTGGTGGCCTCGCTCACCGGGCTGCTGAACCCGGCATCGCAAATCAGTCGCCAGTATGTCTCCGGCCGCATGTATGATGCCCTCGGCTTCGTCTGGATGAAGGACCAGACGACTATCGCGCACACCACTGGGCTGCTGCCGAGGAACTCAGCCACCGTCAACGGTGCTGGCCAGACGGGGCTCAATCTCGCTGTTAATGCCCTCGCTGCTGGTCTCAACGTCGGGGATATCATCGAAATCCAGGGCGTGTTCCAGGTGAATCGCATCACCAAGCAGTCCACCGGGCAGCTGCGTCAGTTCGCGGTGACGGCCAATGTGGCTGCGGGCGCCACGAGCATCCCGATCTACCCGGCCATCGTCCCTGGCGTCGGCGGGCAGCAGGTGCAGTATCAGACGGTGACCGTGTCGCCTGCCAACGGCGCGAGCGTCAATCAGGCCTCGCAGGTGCTGCCGGGTGTGACCTATCGCAAGAACTTCGCGTATGCGCCGGAGGCGATCACACTCGCCACGGCCGACCTGGAAGTTCCCCAGGGTGTCCATGAAGCCTTCCGCGAGAGCTTCGATGGTGTGTCGATGCGTATGGTGACTGATTATTTCATCGGCACCGATCAGCTGATCACACGCCTCGACGTGCTTTACGGCTACCTCTGGATTCGGCCGGAGTGGGCCGTCTGCGTGGCCGACGCAATCTAAGTCAGGACATGGCGCAACTTAGCAGGAGAGCCTCCCAGCTCTCCTGCCTTTTTATCGAGGTGAACTGACTATGGACAGAAGCACTTTCATTTTCGCCCTCAAGACTCGCTACGCAGGCGATGCGGCGAAGGAGACGCTCATCGGACTCAAGATGAATCAAATCTTCGACGGGATCAATGAACTCGCGCGAATTGGTATTCATCTGGAGCTGCATGAGGATGAGGCGCCTGCTGGCGACGCCTGGCCCGCATGGGCGGTGAGCGCGAGTGGCCTGCCCGATCGCCTGGTGGAGTCGCAAAGCGACCTCGATGCGCTTGGCGATGGCTGGTCGCTGAAACAGTCCGGTGCGCCGATCGAGCCTGCCGTGCAGCGCGAAGCGCTGTTCTCCAGCGGCGGGCCTGCCAGCGAGCGGCGTGTCAGCGATGTCGAGCATGCGAGTGGCACGGTTGCCCCCCGCGCAGCGGTGGACGCGGTGCAACGCACTGACATCGATGAGCATCCCGCCGTCTCGCTGCATGGCATCTACTCCGCCCCGCAAGGCGCGATGACCGGCGCGGAAATGCTGAATCAGTCGCAGGTCACCCGCCGCGCGCAACAGGGCATTCCCACACCCGAGCCGCTCAACTCGCCGGAGACTGGCAACGTCGAGCGGCAGGACGCTACCTCCAGTGATGACGTGCCGGTCGATGCTGAGAACGACCACGCGGACGTGAGTTAACCAAGCTGCAACTAGGGAGAGGCAGTAGTACGAGCTAGCCTCTCCCACCAACCTAGGAGTTCCCACCAATGGCTAAGAAGAATCGAATCTACTCAGTGTTCCACGCGATGGACGACGCTGGAATGTTTGACAACAATCCGGCGAATCAGTCCGCTGGACCGCTGTATCGCAAGCAGCAGTTCCCGCGCATGGTCTGGCATCCCGAGGGCGAGACTCGCGTGACGCAGGAGGCGGAGGAGATCGAGACCAAGTCCGGCGTGAAATTCGTCGGTGAGAAACGCGAGATCATCTATCGCGTGGCGAACAATCGCCGGGAGTATGACCGCCTGCTGCAAGACGGCTGGCATGCCCACCCGGCAGGCGCGATGAAGGCAGCAGGCCTGGAGCCGCCGGTGGTGAGCGCCGCCGAGGAGATCGACTCGCTCAAGGCCCAGCTGGACGCGCTTAAGGCGAAGCTCCGCGATGCGCAGGAGTACGACGCGGCCACGAGCGTCTCGCGCAAGGTCCGGCACAATGCCATGCCGAGCGAGGATGAGGAGGACGATGGGGACGACCTGCCGGAGGACGTGGAGGAGCTGCTGGCGCAGCGTGAGGACGACGACGCGCCGGATATCGATCCGCACGCTGGCGGCGCCATCACACCCACGCCTGCCGCGCGACGCAGCACCGCTGCCGCCAAGCTCACCACGAAGCAGGAGTAATCCCCCACCATGGCCTCTAGCACCGCACTTCAGCCGACCAAGATCACCTGCGGCGACTTTGTCACCGAGGCGCTGAAGGATTGCGGTGCTATTGGCGTGGGATACACGCCGACGGCGGAGGATATCACTGATGGCTGGATGCGCTTGCAGGAGCTGTTTGCGCAGTGGGGAATGGAGCGCTGGCTGGTCTGGCATCTCAAGACGTACAACATTCCCTCCACCGGCGCGCAGAGCTACACCGTCGGGCCGGGAGGTGATTTTGACACTGGCGCGAACACTGGCGTTAATCCTCAGATCGCGCACAGCCAGCGCCCCGACCAGATCGACTCCGCGTTCTTCCGCCAGATCAACCAGCCCCCGCCGAATCAGATCGACTATCCGCTGAGGCAGATTTTCTCCAAAGAGGACTATAATCTGATCTCGCTGAAATCGCTGCAAACATTCCCCGATCGGTTCTACTACGATCCGGCGTGGCCCCTTGGCGTATTCTACCCCTACGCCGTCCCGCAGGCCACAATCTATCAGTTATTTATCTCCATCAAGGAACAGATGCCACTGCAGTTCGCCACGCAAGCTGATGTCGTGATTGTACCATTCGTGATGCACCGCGCGATTAGGCTGAACTTGGCGCTGGAATTGATGCCAAAATACGGCATTCGCGTGAAGCCCGGCTCGCTGCTGCCTGCGCAGGCGAAGAAGGCCCTGGCAGTCGTGCGCGGTGCTGCCACACAGATCAGTCGCCTGGGCATGCCTGATGGACTGCCGCAGTCGGGGCAGTATAATATTTTCTCAGACACGTATGGACCTCAACGGTAGGAGTGCAATGCAATGAGCGTGGTCAATTCGATTTTCTCGTTCTTCCAGTCATTCCGCGCGAGCGCACGGATGGTCGATGGCGGGGAACTCAACACCCTGGTGAACCTGCTGTTCTCCAGCGCACCGAGTCCGGGTATCACCGCGCTGGCAGGTGGTGGTGCCGCAGGTGCCCCCGTGCTGCAATACGCGGTGAATCTGCTATCCACAGTCGCCACGGCGGCGGATAGCGCAGTGCTGCCGCAGGCGCTCGCCGGGCGCTGCTGCGTGGTGGATAATGAGGGTGCGCAGAGCGCGACCATCTACGCCGCGACGACCAATCCCAGCACCGGCGTGGCGGACAGTGTGGTGGATACCAACTCGCTGGTGCTTGCGGCCAGCGTGGCGGTGGCCTCTGGCTACGCCGCCATCTTCTACTGCGTCAAGGATGGCGTCTGGAAGAAGCTGGTTTCAGCGTAAGCTCACATGGCTAATCCGCTTGGCATGACTTACACTGACCTGTTGACGGCGAGGCAAAAAGCACCGTCAACAGGTTATGGGCCTGCGCCCAGCTCGTTGCCAGGGAGCATGCCGAGTCCGCCTTCTAATGCGCTTGGTGCAGCATATCCATTAACTGGAAGCTCGCTTGCTCCTGATATTCAGGCAGGAAAGGTGCAAGTAACAGAACCAGACGAAGAAGGCGACCTTGATGAAATAATCAAGGATGCGATGAAATCGCCGACTAATAAGGGAAACTCAAAAATTAGCGCCGCCTTGCGTACAGCATACGCATCGAGTAGAAATAATCCAATTTCTGCGCTAGGCTTCAATCCAACAAGAATTGCTGTTGATCCTGGAACAGCGGAAACCAATATAGCTGGTGAATATAGTCCAGAGAAAGATTTCATTTATTCAACTTTACTGCATCCTGAATCAATTGTTCATGAGTCCACTCATCGCGGGCTTACTCTGCTGCAAAACTCTGGTGTGTTGTCAGATGAAGAAAACAAACTGATTAATGAAGTTGGGCAAGAGCCTATTGTTCGCTGGATTATGGCGAAGAATATGGGCGATCCTGACACGAACAATGGTGATGTTTCGGCAACGCAGCGCGGTGAAGGGATTTATAATTTTGGAAATGATTTTAGCTCATGGGGACCCAAGCAACAAAAACTGCTTAACAGTATTGAATTGAAAGCCTCTCGGCAGCTTGCGCTACATCAGCTTCGTGATGCTAAAGCTATTCCAAACAACGTAGATGCGCAGATACAAGCTATGCTTGCGGCACAGACAACAGGTTTTGGAGAGGCCAAGTAATGGCGCGCTTGCAGCTCTTCGGTGGCACTGCTGTCGCTCGGAGCGTCATTGCGAATAATCAGCGGTGTGTGAACTACTACCCTGAGACAAATCCAGATGACGCTCCGAGTAAGGTCACGCTCTATCAGCGGCCCGGCCTGTGGCGAGTTGCGCAAGGGCCAAATGCGCCAGTCCGCGCACTATACCGTGCGAGCAATGGCAACGGGTACTGCGTCATCGGCCAGAATGTCTATCTCATCGCGCCTGACTGGACGCTGGTACTGCTGGGCGCGCTCGATGCGGCGCGGACAAATCCATGCTCGATGATCGACAACGGCGTGGATATTATGCTGGTAGATGGCAGCACCTCTGGCTACACTATCAACATGGCAAGCAATGCATTTGCCAAGATCGTCGATCCCAGCGGGATATTTACCGGCGCGACCAACCTCGCTGTGATCGACGGGTTCATCCTCTGGAACGTGCTCAATTCGCCGACCTTCGGCAGCACGCTGGACAACACGATCACCTTTGATCCACTGTATACTGCTGCCAAGAACAACTACCCCGACCTCCTCGCCGGTCTCACCGTCGTGCGTAGGCAGATCATTCTGCTTGGCACACTGACAGGCGAGATGTGGTTCGACGCGGGCAATCCGCTCTTCCCATTCGCCGAGTTGCCCGGCTCGGCAATCCAGCATGGCTGCGCCGCACCGTATTCCATCGCGACGGCTGACATCGCCTGCTACTGGCTATCGCAAGACCTCCAGGGTCACGGGTATGTGCTGCGGGTTAAGGGATATGAGACGACGAAAATCTCCACCAGGCAGATCACCAGGGAAATCCAATCCTATCCTCGCATCGACGATGCCATCGGCTACACCTACCAGATGGACGATCACCTATTCTACGTGCTCCATTTCCCCTCCGGTGACGCCACCTGGGTCTGGGATGAGAGCGAAGGCCAGTGGCATCAGGAGGCGTGGACAGACGCTGGTGGCGTGCTGCATCGCCATCGTGCCAACTGCTACGCCTTCATCAACGGCGTGAACTGTGTGGGGGACTGGGAGAACGGGGCGCTGTATCAGATGAAGCTGGCGAAAGTCGGCAGCATGGCGGATGCGGATAATGCGGTGTACCTGGACAACGTGGGCGGCGTGGCCGGGCCGATTAGCTTCATTCGCGGGTTCCCGCACTTTCTGCAAGCTGCCAATGATATGGGTATGCAGGTGCCGAGTGATGGTGATCGTATTCGCATGAACCAGTTCTCCCTCGACATCGAGTGTGGGATGGGGCCAGCGGCGGCGGCAGACGGCCCACCTCCGCCAGAAGTCGGCCTACGCTACTCCTACGACCGCGGGCGGACTGTCAGCCAGACCATGATGCAGTCTACCGGCTACGCGGGTGAGTATCTCACCGTCCCGCAGTGGCAGCCGCTGGGCATCGCGAGAGACTTCTGGTTTGAGATTGTGCACAGCATTTCCACTCCCGCTGCCCTCCAGGGCGCCTGGGTGGACAGCGAGCTGTTGGATAGCTAGGCATGGCAACGCCCCAGCCCAGCACCGACGCAATCGTCCCGATGCCGCTCAACGACTATCCATTCGTTGAGACCAATCGCCAGCTGACCTTCGTCTGGTATCAATTTCTGCGCGGCCTCTGGCAGCGCGTGGGTGGGAACATTGCGCAGCTGATCAGCGGGACGGTGGACTCCATCAACCACACCCTTCGTATGCTGGTGAACAATACCAGTTTTGTTGCACTTGGGGTAACCGCTGCGGCGGGCCAGGATGCTGAGGTGCAGACTCCGCTGAAGGGAGCAGCTGCCATCACCCAGGTGCTTGGCGCCTCCCCCTTCACCTTCCTCGCGCCGTTCCAGGGCACGCTGCTGGTGGAGAGTGGTCAGGTGGCATTGCAGCGCGATGGTATGGTCGCGGCAATTGTCTGTGGGCTGCAGGGCGGGGCCATCCCGGTGCTGAAAGGCGACACGGTGATTGTCACTTGGTACAACAGCGCGCCGCAGGTGGTGTTTCTGCCAGGAGGCAGCTATCCATGAGCTCGCATCCGCCATACCTCATCCTCGCCCTGCCGCGTAGCCGCACTTACTGGCTCAGCCAGTTCCTCTCCTACGCCGACTGGGCTTGCGGGCATGAGGAAGCCATTCGCATGCGCGGGCTGGATGATGTGAAGTCCTGGCTGGCCCAGCCATCTACCGGCACAGTGGAGACTTGCGCAGCGCCATACTGGCGTATGCTGCGGCATTTCTGCCCGGGGCTACGCCTGATCACAGTCCGCCGCCCGGTCGAGCAGGTGGTGGAAAGCATGCTCGCAACAGGCGCCTCGCCACCACGCGAGGTTCTACTTCGCCGCATGCGGCGACTTGATGCCAAGCTGGATCAGATTGAGCATCGCGTGGAAGGTGTGCTGCGCGTGGACTATGCGGATCTTGCTGGCGAAGCCACTTGCGCCAAGCTATTCCAGCATTGCCTGCCGTATGAGCACAACACCGCCTGGTGGAAACACATGCAGGGTGTTAATCTGCAAATCAACATGGCTGCGATGGCGCGGTATATGCAGGCGAATATTAAGCAGCTATTCCGTCTGGACTCCCTTTGCACGCAGGAGTCTCGCCAACAGTTGCATCGCGCTATGCCACGAGAGACGCTCGATGGCATCACTTTCCAAGAACAGCCCATGTTGTCTTTCCTGCAGGAAGCAGAGCAGCTGCTGGCTGAGCATGGACTGGCCGTTGGTGAGGCATCCAATGCGCTGTGGGATAAAAATCTCCCGCTGCTCTACCAGCTCGACAGTGCTGGTGTACTGCAGATTGTCACTGCGAAGTCCAACGGGCGAATGCTGGGCTACCTTGTCTCCGCTCTCGCCCCATCTGTCGAGGACCCCACTGGCGAGCGTTGGACCGCCTCGCAGTCATTCTTCTTTGTCTCACCAGATGCCCCTGGCATCGGCCTGCGGTTGCAACGGGCGAGCCTAGATGGCCTGCGCAAGCGGCGGCCGAAGTGGGAGATTCTCCAGCGCGCTGGCGTGCGTGGTGCCGGTGAACGTCTCAGCGTGCTGTATAGGCGAATGGGCGCGAAGCCGTATGGTGAACTGTTCCAATTCCGACTGGAGGATTGACACATGGGTGCAGTGGGAATTGCAGCGGGTGTAGCGGCGGCAGGATCGATTGCTGGTAGCGCGATATCCTCCAGCGCAGCTAGCGACGCCGCTGATGTGCAGTCGAAGGCTCAGCTGACCGCTGCGAGCATTCAGCAGCAAGAGTTCAAGCGCATCATGAAGATGCTCCAGCCGTATAATCGCGGCGGGCAGAATGCGTTCAAGGAACTGCAACTTCTGACTGGCACCAATCCAGGCGGCAATCCGCTCAAGGCTACGCTGACCAAGCCGTTCCTGCCCACGATGAAGCAGCTCCAGCAAACGCCGGGGTACGAGTTCGCCAAGACGCAGGGGCTGCAGGCGACGCAGAATAGCTTCGCGGCAGAGGGACTGGGACAGAGCGGCGCGGCGCTGAAAGGCGCGGCGAACTATGCGGAGGGCCTGGCATCCACCACCTACCAGCAGCAGTTCGACAATTACCTCAAGCAAAATCTGCAGATTTCGAACATACTGAGCGGGCAAGCAGGGCTTGGCGAGAACGCTGCTGCTATGGCGGGGAATACCGGCGCGACAGTAACGAGCAACATTACCGGGGCGATTACGGGCGCTGCGGCGGCACAGGCAGGTGGTATCGTTGGCAGCGCCAACGCGCTCAGTGCAGGCATCGGCGGCCTGGGCAACGCGGCGACGTTGTATGCGCTAGGGAACAACAGCGGCCTGTTCGGCGGCAGTGGCAGCGGCAGCAGCCATGGTGTTATTGCAAATGACACTGGCGGCTCTTTTAACGGAGGCTGAGTTATGAATAACGGCGACACGACAGGTACGCCCCAGGCGCAGCCCAACGTGCATGACATGCTCGCGCAGGCGCATGACAGTGCTAAGGCACTGTTCGATCAGACTGGCACCGCCATGCGGCGCATGGAGACGATTAAGGGGGAGCTCACCAAACTCGCCAAGCTTGGCGATACCGTCACGCCAGAGGAGGTCATCGAGAGTGCCGGGGAGATCATCTCCAAGGGCGTTGACCCGATGGAGATGGCGAATGTGCTGGCAGATATGCCACAAGGCGGCGTTGCGCTTGCCACTTGGGTCCAGCAGCATTTGCAGCAGCAACAGCAACTGGCGCAAGCGCTGGAACAGCAGCATGCCCTCGCGCGGCATGAGATGGGGGCGAGTGCGCTGCGTATGATGGCCGGGCATCATGGAGAGCTGGCAGGAGCGCCGCCGCATGCAGCGTTCGCGCCACAGGCACCTGCACCTGCCAGCGCAGCGCCCAGCGCCGATGATGATAGCCAGGCGTCAGCCTCTGCCAACGCACTCGGTGCAACCTCGGGGAGCATTCACTGATGGCAACCGATCCGACGATCTCGCTCCACGCCGCCGATGGCATGCAGCAGAATGGAGCGTTTGGCCAGCTGGGTGGCACGCTGGAGACGATCAATAAGCTGAACCAAGTTAAGCTGTTCCAGCAGAGCTTCGCGGCGAAGCAGAAGGCTGGCGCGATCCTTGCCACCGCGCCGGACTTGCAGACGGGGCTGGACAACCTGGCGAAAGACCCTGATGTGAACGCCTTCGCCCCCGAGCTCGTCGATGCGGCGCGAGCACGCCTCAACGCTCAGGCGCAGTATGAGGGCACCCAGCAGGACCAGCGTGAGAAAGGTCTCCAGGGCGTCACGAGGGGTATTGTAGCGGCTGGCGCGAATGCTACGCAGCGCAAGGCTGTAATCGACGCCTACATGTCCACGCTGTCACCTGGGCAGCAGAAGATCATGCAGGGGCCGGTTAGCGCGCTGGAGAGCTCACTTACCGAGGGGCTACCAGCTGATCCAGAGCAGGCGCGGAAGGAGGTGCTGAAACGTGCAGCGGCCCTGGGCACCTCCGTCGGCATGACCGTGCCGCAGCTGGAACCAGCGTATGGGCAGGGCGGGACGCTCGACACTGGCCCGAGCATTATCCCCACCGTTCGGAATGCGGCGACGAATGAGCTTGGCGTGACTGGTGCGCCGATTGCAAAGGGCGTGCCACCGCAGGTCACCGAGCCGGGCAAGCCGACGATCGGCGGGGCTGGTGGTGGGGTCGGGCCGAATCCGATGACGGGCGGGAGCATGGGCGCGCCAGTGGCACCGCCTGCCAACGCCCGCGCCCTTGGCGTGGCACCTGATCCGCGCGCAGCGGCAATCACGCGGGCGAATGGTGGTGGTGGTGGGGCCAGTGGCAATCTGCCCGCTCCCGATGACAGTGGAATCGTCGCTGCCACCGCCCCAGGTGGTGAGACTGTTCCAGTCGCTGGCGATGGGAAGCCCCTGTGGAGTTCGCCAGATGATATCAAATCTCCGCTCAAGTTTCAACTCGGCACCGGCGGCAAGCCTATAATGAATGATACTGAGAACGCACAGTCTCTGCATTCGCTTGATGATTATAATGGTGCAGGTAAGGACCGCTTCACCGCGGCGCAGAACTCCATGGCGAACTTTGCTACGTTAAGTAGTGACCTCGACAATCTCGCGCACACGGGAGGTTTTCTCACTCCAGGCGCCCTCGGCACGCTTCGCGAGAAAATCGCCTCTGGCCTCAACACGACTATGCAGATTGTGAGCAAGAAAGGCAACGTGCCGTTTGATGCTGGCGCGATTGCATCTGCTGAAAGCGCCATGAAAGAAACCGGGCGGCTTGGCCCGCAGGTGCTGGGGCAACTGACTGGGCAAAATCACCAGGCGGCGCAAACGATGGAGTCGCTGACCGCTACCGTCCCTGGCATCAACAACACCTACATGGGCGGCAAGCTGGTCCTCGACGGCCTGCAGGCGCTTGCCCGGCGCACCATCGACGAGCGGAATTTCCAGGCGCGCTGGCTCGCCAATCCGGAGAACCATGGGAATCTGACAGGTGCAGACGTGGCGTTTAATCGCCTGCACCCTGCCGAGCAATACGCTCAGGGCGTGCTGGACAAATATGGCCTGTCCTCCAAGGGCTTCAAAACGCCCGAGGATGTGGGGAACGCTGTTCACATGGGCTATCTCACACCAACGCAAGCTAAGTCCATCCTCCAATCTCAGTTCGGGATGAAGTAACATGCCACAGAGCGCGGATGATTTCCTTCAGCAGTACCAGGGTCCGACGAGTGCGAGCAGTGGACAGGTGACTGCTCCGCCGCCTGCAGTGCCAAGCGCGGATGATTTCCTCAGCGCGTATAAACCGCCGGTGGCTGCGACTGCTACAGCTTCCGCGCCTGTCCAACAGCAGACCGGCGTTAAGCGGGCGATAGATTTCACTGGCAGCAAGCTCGCTGAGGGCACTGCCGGACTCCTCGGCCTCAATGGAACCATGCGAGACCTCATACATCTCAGGCTCGTCGATAAGCTCGGCTTGCCGCAGCGCTACTATGACATGGCGATGCCTGATGTTATCAAGGTACTTCCCAATATTGGTGAGGTCAACGAGGCGGCCAATCGGACCGGCAATGCCCTCGGCGTCGGGCCGGTAATCAACCGTCCTGATCTCGAACCGCAGAATGCTGCCGAGCGCTATGGTGGCGCGGCAATTGCATCCCTGCCAGCAGCTGCTGCGACTATCCTTACTGGCGGCGCTGCGACACCTGCCCTGCTGAGCTCCGTCGGCGGCAGTGTTGCCGCGCAGGGGGCGAAAGACCTTGGCTTCGGCTGGAAGGGGCAGCTGCTAGCTAGCCTGATCGGTGGTGGCGCTGGCGGAGCCACTGGTGTGGCACTCACCAAGCCTACTGTGGAAAGTATCGCCTCGACGTTGGGAGAAAGCCGCACCATGCAGGAGGCTGGCGAGCATCTGCAGGACGCGGCGCGCAACTGGCTGACAACAGATATGCCGAATGAGGAGGCGCAGGCGTGGTTTCCAATTCGTCAGGTAATTGGCAACACCCCAACACCTCTGCCGAACTACACCCGCGCGTTGCAGGACATCACCACGTCTGGTGGACCGTTGGCGGAGAGCGCCGCTGCGCTACGCCCGCAGTTGCCCGACATCCTACAGCGGCGTCTTGCCGCTATGGAGGCGAATCCGACGTGGAATAACGTGCACGCCTTCCGCACCGATCTCGGCACCGCCATGCTTAATCCGCGCACCATTGGAGACCTGGGGAATGATAACGCGGCGGCACTGTACAGTGCGTTGACAGAAGACCTGCGTGATGCAGCGGCGACGCGGGGCTTCGCTGACCGCTTCGATGCGGCGAATGCGACGAGCACCGCGTTGCATGATATCGCTGAGGGGCCGATTGCACGGATCGTCGCAGGGCCTACGGCGAGTAGAGAGGACCCACTGCCGGAGGCAGCTGCACAGGCGGCGCTGCAAGGTGCGCAGCATGGCGGGACTACACTGCAAATCCTGCGCCAAGTCATGCCCGGTGCTGTCGATGAACTCGCCGCAGCGCACCTGCGCATGCAAAGCCCGAAGTATATCAAACTCAATCCCCAGGGCACCGCACCGACCGCGCTCTCGCCCGAGGCCCACGCCGCGCTGATTCCTGATCGCGAAGTTCGCTCGCTGATCCAGCGAACAGTCCAGCCGCCGGGTAAGCCGCAAGCGAGTGTGGTGGATCACGTCGCGTCGTTGAACAGCGCGCTTGCGGCAGCAGCACTGGAGCATGTTCTATTCAATGGAGGCACGACGCAGGGGATTGGCGCGGCGCTGCTTGGCGCTGGTGTGCCCAAGGGCCTGCAACTGTTGAAAAGCGCTGGGGCGCTGCCAGGGATTCTGCCCGGTGCCGCGCAAGGTGCTATGGCCTCGCCAGCGGCGCTGCTAGGCGTCACACAGCCGCAGCCAGATGCCAGCAGCGCAAGATGAAGATGGTGAGCAGCGCCAGCCAGATGAGCGGCCCGCGTGGGATGCCACGTCGCACGCGCTGGTAGCTCGCTCGGCCGAGAAACATCACACTGCGGATCGTGGCGACCCAGGCCTCGGCCAGGGTGAAGAGCCAAAAGAAGGCCCAGAAGAGAAGCTCGGGGAGGCTCATCATTTTCGCTCCTTGCCAATCCACTCAGCACCAGTTTGGCTGCCATCTGGATATACAAGTACAACGCATTTAACACTCTTTCTTGCATAGCGCACAGTGCTCCATGTTCCTGAGCGCAGCTGCTCAGTCATTTCACCTGGCGTTGCAAGCAGAATGGAACTCATATCCACTATTGCTTTATTGCGCTCCAGGTATGGCAGCGGGAACTCGACTTTATCTGGCGGGAGCCAAGCCCGCTTAGCGAGCACAGTCGGCGGATGCAGGTGAATCTTCCTGCGCATCACGTTCTGCCAAAACTCTCCAGCCTGTTCATCTGCGCCAATGCAATCTCCATTATGCATCCACTCATATCCGGCGCTATGAAACATGGCCAGCGCTTCTTGCGCAGACTGCGCTTGCGCTGCTGTCCAGCCTCTTTGTGTTCCAGTAAAGCCGAATGCTAAGTCTGGCATTGGGTGGCCTATTGATTGTCAATGATGGTAGGAGGGATGGTACGCCGATGCGCGGGGCGTGTCAAGTGGTGGCGATCGGACGGGGGCGGCATCGTGGCGCGGTCCGTGCAACGGGGCGTGGATGCGGCGAATGCCATGCGGTGTCACCCACTACCCGGGCCGCCACACCGCATCCACACGCCCCGGCACGGATAGCCACGATTGACCGTCAATTGCCGCTACGCGGCAGCACTGCCCACCGCTTCACCACTCGCCGCACGAGCTCCTTAAAACTCCCCGTCGGCTCGTAGCCAAGCGCCTTGGCAAATGCCTCGATCTCGGCGTCGGTGGGTGGCCAAGCGCGTGTGTCGTTTTTCTCAATAGCCATTTTCGATCAACCATTGATGGGCTGCATTTCGACGTTGCAACGCAGCAGCGTTAAGTCGTTCGATTTCTGTCTTGTCATCATCAGCGAGCGCTTTTGCGAAAGCAGCTTCATCAGCATCGCTGCCAAATTCAGCTTCAGCGAGCACGTAGTTTCGCCTTTGCTCTCGAAGCATTTTCTCCTTCTCCTCCGGAGACATTTGTTCCCAGCGAGCGGAGGCTTTCTTAAGCAGTTCTTCTAAGTTTTCCATCAGAACTTCTTCCCACCCGCTTGGCGGGTTTCCAGCTTGTGATCCGCGCGCTGCGCGTTATACGCGCGCTTCTCCGCAATCGCTCCGCCGAGGTCGAGGCCAGCGTATCCCGCGAGGTCGAAGATACGGATCATGGCATCCGCCAGCTCGACTTCCAGCATACTGCGATGGGGGAGCTTGTCGTCCTGCAGTCCCTTGCGATAGCCCTCCATCCCCTCGGCGACTTCGCTGACGATTAGCATCAGCATCTCGCCGATGTTGCGGCCACTGGCAGTGCCAGCAGGGCCGAATGGTAGGCCGGTGGATAGGTCCGTGTACCAGCCAGCCGCGACGTTGTGCTGGTAGATATCATTGGCAAGTTTGTTCAGCACAATGCACTGAACTGCTGTGCTGTTCAGGTCAATCACCTTGCTGCTTCCAGCGACAAGAAAATCATGCGAGGTCTCATTTGTCATCTTTCTTTCCTCCATAGTTGGCATATATCGTTTCGATTGAGTTGATGGTGAGATTCGGCACAAGCGCGAGCTCTGCCTTCCACTGCTCACGCAGGTGTTGCGCAGCGGCTTCATTATAGGTCACATATAGCACCTTGGTCTCTGGCGATAGACGGGCTTTTGCCAGCGCCTGCTGCATCGCGCGATAGGTCTGCCCAGCGCCTCGCGCGTCTCTGCTACTCATATCTGCTAGTATCCTGTGCTTTAGTTTTTCTGGCATGGGGATCACAACCTACCTTCCAGCCGCCTCGCGATCATCTCGACTTCCAGCCGATCACGGAAGTCCGCGTCTGTGACAAGACAGTCGTTTGGATGGTCAGGGTCTTCTATCCAGCCATTTGCAAGCATGTCTAGAATTGTGTCTGTCGGCGCCTCTTCGACCTTGAATACCTTGCCGTCAAGGCTGATTTCATAATCACGCATGGTGGCTCACTCCAGCCCAGCGGTGAACTTGGGCAGCGGCTTGTAGAACACACTGTTCGCCTCGCGTTTGACATAATGCGAGCGCTCGGCGCTTTCCAACAGCTTGGGGATGAGATACGTCGGCACGCGCTGCTGGAGGAACTGCCAGAGCAGGCGCTCGTGGACGAGCTTGGTCTTGTCCTTGCTCCACGCCTGCGTGACGAAGTAATGCAACTCCTCCAGCACCTGGAAATCACTCTTCCCCACCATCGCGCGGAAGATGTCTGGCATGAGTGCCTCGGCTTCGATGAGCCACGCCTTGGCGCGCTCGACGTCCTGGGGTTCCACGACGAGCTTGCCGGTGCGGGAAATTGCACTCACCAGGGCTAGTTTGGGCATGTGCAGACTGGTGCGGCGGCGATTGTAGTGCACCAGCTTGCTATGCGTCGGTGTCGGCGGGCCACCAGCGAGATGCCAATCTCCCACTGCCTGCGCGGCCTCGGGCACCCACTGCATCTGACCATATAGCTGACTGATCTGACCAAGCTTGAGCAGCAGATTGCCGCGCAAGTGATCCGGCTGCCCCTCGTCCTCGAACAGATCCTTGGGCTGCATCTCACTGCCAAACACCATGATAATGCGAGCGGTCAGGCCGGTGGACCACGCGGTCTCGGGGAAGGACTCGGCGAGTAGCCCTGGCTGCGCGCCGATGAGCAGATTCAGCTGTGGATATTGGATGAACACCTCTTTCACCTTACTTGCCCGGCGGGTTTCCTTATAGTGCGGCTTGTTATTGTAAATGCTATTCAACACACCGATGAAATCGTTATCGTACTGCGGCATGAATACGGCGAGTTCCTCCGCTGCCACCAGTAGGCTGTGATACAGCAGGCCCGGTGGGGCATTTGCTCGCAGGCCGATATTCTTCGCCCTGGCGATTTCATCGATCAGGCTCGCCTTGGTCGTGTTATCTGGCGCGACGTTGAACACGGGTAACTGTGTTCCTGGCTCACAGGCACTTTCCCAAAGCTCCTTCACCATCTCGATGACATACTTGCCCACACCTGGGTCCGCCACCAGCATGATGTAGAGGTTGGGAAAGGTAATTCGACTCCCCATCTTCAGCCACACGCGCCTCTCCAGCGCTCCCGCCACCAGGGCGATGCCAGACCACCGGCGGAATATCTCTGGCGAGAACGTCCCCTCGGTGTACTCCATGAAGTCAGTGATAAAGTCAGTCCACCCGCCGTTGACCACAATGGGGGCCTCTCAGCGCACAGCACGGCGGGACTGTCGCAGGCGCGATGGCAGCACCTGCATAATTCGGTCAAACTCGCGGTGGCGATGCGCGCCGGGGAGCGCGATGTAGCCGTCATACTCACACCCGGCGAGGTGCGCGGCGTCGTCGATGTAGATCACTTCCACCAGTTCATTCGCCCCGACCAGCTCGGCGGTGCCGGGGGATGTCAGTTTGATGGTGAAGATTTTGCTGAGCTCCCCCAGCCTCCCTGCGAACTCACCGAGATTCTCTGCCAGCACGGCAATGCGCGTTTTCCCATACATAGCTTGTGGTCCTTCTTATGATAGATGTTGCCAGGGCGGTGACAACGCCCCAGGTGCTAGTGGTGCTCAGGCGTGGGCGATGCGCTGGAGGCCAACTCGGCGTGGAGGAAGCACAAGGCCTGGCTTCCACTTGACTAGTCCCTCGGGATTGAGGCGAGGCGGGCGCTGGTTGCGAGCAACCGCTCGATCCACGTCAGACTGGACGACCCGGCTGCCCCAGTTATAGCCGATTTTGGCCTCTCCTGGCACGACATACTTACGCCCAGAAGGAGCAACAAGCTCCACGCGAATGCGATCGAGGGCCTCACTGATGATTGCATCTCTGTCGAGCCTTTCGTCGAACTGGAATGTAATGCTGTCGTAGGTTTGCGCGAGCAACTCTACCTGGGGCATGTGACGCCAGACGCGCCAGAGGCCGAGGTTCATGCGATCGGCGGTGGTAGATTGTGGGAGGAAAGCAATAGCCTCGCGCAAGGTCGTATCGTCATTTGGACGGCCAAAGAAATGCCGCATTCTTCCGAACGGCGTTGTAAGTTTACTCGTAGTTTGCAACTGTTGAGCCGTCCAGGTCCACCAGCGAGCAATCCCCGGAAAGGCAGGCTGGATTGACTGACTGCCTCGACAGTAACGAGCTTGGAACTCTTCTGCAACCGCCAAAGGGATTTTAAGACTGCGTGCCATGGTCCACGCAGTTCCGTAGTAATTTGATAAATGGCCTCCTCGCTTAGCCATGTCTCGATAGGAGAACTCACGATAGAATTGCTGGTCCGCAATTTCTCTATCTCTTTTTTTATCTCCCGTCCATGCCAGATTTGGCCAAACGAGCTTAGCATTGTTGGTATGAAGATCACCACTTTCGCAGTTATCCAAAAACGTCCAGTCGTCAAACAAACATCCGATGAAGAATCCAACATCACGTGCTTCCACCTGTTCCAGGTCAATGACACACAAAATTTTCCCAGCATCCGCGACGAACATAAATCGTAGATTCGGTGCGATGTTCTGCGTGTTGCTGCCTGTCCCGAAGGCGTTCTCGCTGGAGCTTGGCCTCCCCGTCTCGGTCCCCGCGATGTTGTAGCTGGTTCTCCATCGTGAGTCCTCGTCAATCTCCGTTTGCAACACATTCTTCTGCTTACCAATGTCCCGCAGCGCGAGCACACAGGCAATTAGCGGCCTGGGGTGCATATAGACCTCGAGCTTTTCCAGCGCCTCGCGATTGGTGGATAGGCGCTTGATGCCTTTCTGGCTTATCCACTGCTCGGGCAGTTGCATCGCGCGGTAGAAGAAGTCGTTCATCTGCTTGGGCGAACGCGGGTTCAGGCCGCGTCCCCAGACGGCAGTGGCGAGCTCATTCAGCACATGCTCCAGGCGGGCTTCCTTGGCCTCCAAGTCGCGAATGACAACGGCAGCAGCACTGCGATCAGTGAGAAAGCCTCGCTGCATGATCTCCAAATACGGCCCTTGCAAAGCTCGCTCGAACTGATAAATGCTCGGCGGCTGGTTGAACTGCGTTTGCAGCTTCTGCCAGACCTCCAGGGTGATCATGCTGTCCAGCCCGCAGTAGGTCTGCAGGTTGGTGTTGCTGTCCAGCGCCGTCTCGGGCGTCAGTTCATGCGTGAGTATGGTGGGCAAGATTGCGCGCTCTATGCTTTGATTTCTTGATCATTGTGCTCGGGAAAAACTTTCTTCCAGTCTGGATTCAGCAGCGCGAAGTCTGTCATGAATATGTGCTCAGGCCAGCGAGAGCAAAGCTCATCACGATTGCGTAAGTCAACTTTTGCGCGCAGCAGCGCTCCGCGAAGCGTTGGAATGCGCACGCACCTCGGATGATACTGCCATGTATTGTAGCTATTCGCCGTGCTCTCCCCCACAATCCAGACATCCTTCCCCAGTGCAATCCCCATTCCCGCCTCGCAGATGGCCCCGCGCAGCACATCGTCGCCAGCGGCATAGACCAGCACAATGTCCGCCGCACGGATGTCCGCCTCGTCGTCTTGCCAGAAATTGCGCGCGAGCTCG